TCGGTAAGAATGAAAAAACTTGTTGACACGCCGACGGTATCTGATATACTCATCATATTCGATTGAGGAGTAACACTATGAGCAACCACAAGTATATCATCGTTCGGGAACTGGAAGAGGATCTTGGTGGCGAACGTGAGTTCATTGGCGAAACCAATGACGAAGCCCACGCCAAGGACATGGCCATCGACCTCATCGAAAAGTGGCATCCCCTGGATGTTATTCGTGTCTACAAGTTGGTCTCCACCTTCACAGGCGATGTGACCGTCAACGAGGAGGAAGCATGAAAGATCCTGATAAGTTCAACCTAGTTGTAATGACCGCGATGGCACTAATCATTGTGTTTATCTTCGTCGCCGTAATCTGGAGCTAACATGGAAGTCGCCGCCCTCTATATTCTTGCGTGTCTTATCTTCGCGGCCGCTACGCTACATTCTTTCACCAACAAGGGCGAGCCTCATAGTGTTATGACCTTCGTCATCCTCTTTCTGTTCGCTCCTGTGGTTGCCGTCACCATCTTCGCGTTTCTTATGTTCGATTTCGTCACTGCTGTTCGCAACATTCTCAAGTAGGAGACAACCGTGCAAAACAAGCGGGGCTTTCAAGCCCTTGTTGGAGCCCGTATTACCTTCGTGAACGCCCATGCCATCAATGAAGTTGTGGTGTGGGACGAAGAAGGTAACTCTTTCGCTATCGGGGCGGAAGCAGGACCCCTTGGGATTCCTGTCATCACCGCCACCCAAATCGGCATTGGCAAGAAATGAGCCAGACCAAACTAGGCCTCTGTTTCGGTGTCATCGCCTTCGCCTTCGGCATGATTGGCAACTACCTGCACTACATTGACATTCTAATGTCCGGCATCTGCCTTACTGCCGCCATCCTCTGCCTGGCACTGGCATGGATTTCCGTTCTCACTGACCCTGACCGCAAATAATATATCATGGCTTTTTACGGTTGGTCATCCGGCACCCTTGGCTCCTATGAGAAAATGGTCAAGGAGGCCCAGGACGACATTCTCACCCTCATTGGAAAACTCAAGGTTGATGCCCTCGTATTCTGTGGGTCATCGGGTGCCGCCATCGCATTTCCTCTTGCCTATCTACTCAATATGCCCATCATCATGGTGCGGAAGGAAGGAGAGAAGTCACATGGAGACAAGGTCGAATATCTGTTGCAAAGGTGTGATCCTAGTCTGACGACCATCAAAAACTACCTCATCGTTGATGATTTCGTGTCTGATGGAGATACATTGTCACACATCTACACGCAAATGAAGAAACATAGCGCGCACAAAAGTAGCAAATGTGTTGGTGTGTATGAATACGACGAAAACTGTGTGAGTGGAAATAGCAGACACGAGATTTATCCCAACGGATTCAGCAAGAGGGCAAAGACAATCAAATCATACCTTCGTGGAAATATCAAGGAGTAATCATGGAAACAAGCAAGAAGATGGTCATTACGATGGAGTTCGAAATCGAAATGATGGAAGGTCACACCGAGTATACACCTGGTGAAATCAAGAACCTGCTCGAAAGAGATTTCGTGTCGGGAGAAGGCGGCCAGAAGTTGTATAGTCTAGGTGATTGGAACGATTATCAGGTCACCAAGGTCGCCGTGGTCACTGAACATGGAGTGAAGGAGTAATCATGAGTGAATATCGTATCACCTTGGACATTTATCTTGATTGTGTAACGCAAGAAGAGGCCATTATTGAGGCTGACCGGATCGCTCTCGTATTCGATGATGCATCGGTCCTTGCTGTTGAGCCGGTTTACGGAGAGGAAGTATAATCATGCCTCATATCGTAGTGTTTCAAAAGGAATATGACGGCGAATCGCTGTATGACCTTGACCAAGATATAGCCGATGCATTCGAACCGGATTACAATCCTGTTGTGGACGATATTCCTCAGGATGAATACGGTCTTCAAAAGGGAAAGTTCATCGTATCGATCATCTGGATGCCGGAGGAACCATGCACGGAGTAGCCCTAGTTATTTTCGCCACGCTTTATTTCGTATCTCGCCTGATCCTCATTGGCATGGCAGTAGCGATAGGATATCTGTTGTTCAAGGGACTGAAGAAGTAATAGTGGTTTATGAAACATACACACCACATCATTCCTAAGCACATGGGAGGCACAGACGATCCCTCCAACCTCGTAGAACTTACAATAGAGGAACATGCCGAAGCCCATCGATTGCTGTGGGAACAATACGGCCATTGGGAAGATGAGGTTGCTTGGAAAGGATTAAGCGGCCAAATAGGAAAAGAAGAAATCTTACATGAGGTGTATACTAAACATAGTAAAGAATTATGCCAGAAAAGAGTTGAAGAAGGTACCCATCATTTCTTAGATAGTGGGTTTCAAAGATATCATGCACTGAAAAGATCAAAAGAAGGTACTCATCATTTCCTTGGAGGAGAACTTCAGCGTAAATTGATAGAAGAAGGAAGAAATGTTTTGGTCGGAGGAAAAATACATAGGAAATTGGTTGAGGAAGGGGTACATCATCTTCTAAAGAAAAATGCCAAGATGTTAGAATGTCCTCATTGTGGTATGAAGAGTATTCGCAATATGAAAAGATACCATTTCGATAACTGTAAGAAAAGGAATATTGATGAAAAAGCCAAGTGACCTACAGATTAAAGTGGCAATCCTTTTTGTTTCCGCAATTGCTGTCTTTGCTATTGCACATTACTTGAGGAAAGAAGCTATCAGTCACACCCACATTACTCCTCGCGAGGTCACCTACACGCAGTTTATCACTGAGGTGAACGCAGATAAGGTTGTCTCTGCCAAACTCGAAGAACTGCGCGCGGGATCCACGGGCATCTTTGCCAAGGAGAAAGACAAGTCTGAAATCACGACCATTGTTCCTTCGGGCGATAAGGTGGTGATGGAAGCCCTGAGTGTCCATAAGGTCAATCTCGAATACATCCCTGCACCTGAGCCCTCGTCCCTCGGCAATGTATTCTGGGTGTTCGGTCCTGTTCTCCTTCTGGTCATTGTGTGGATCTGGCTCATGCGCCGTATGGGTGGACGTGGTGCTGGTGGTGCCATGAGTTTCGGCAAGTCCACGGGTAAGAAGCTGGAGCCCGATCAAGTCAAGACACGATTCACCGATGTTGCGGGTTGCGATGAGGCCAAGGAAGAAGTCAAGGAGTTCGTGGATTTCCTGAAGGACCCTACGCGATTCTCGAAACTCGGCGGTCGCATCCCTCGTGGTGCCCTCATGGTAGGGTCACCTGGCACGGGTAAGACACTGCTCGCCAAGGCCATTGCAGGTGAGGCTGGTGTTCCATTCATGCATATCTCGGGCTCCGACTTCGTTGAAATGTTCGTCGGTGTTGGCGCTGCTCGGGTTCGTGACCTGTTCGCCCAAGCCAAGAAACATGCCCCCTGTATCATCTTTATTGACGAAATCGATGCGGTTGGACGCCAACGTGGAGCAGGGGTAGGTGGAGGTAACGATGAACGCGAGCAAACCCTGAACCAGATCCTCGTGGAAATGGACGGATTCTCTACCGACCAGACCATTATCGTCATCGCAGCGACCAATCGACCAGACGTGCTGGACCCTGCCCTCCTTCGTCCAGGACGGTTTGACAGGCAGGTTACTGTTTCATTGCCGGACATTAAGGGAAGGGAACAGATCCTACTGGTACATATGAAGGGGGTTCCTGTGTCACCCACAGTGGATGTGAAGGTGCTGGCCCGTGGAACACCAGGGTTTAGTGGCGCGGATTTGGCCAATCTGGTCAATGAGGCCGCACTGATGGGGGCGCGCCGTAATGCGCAGGTGGTGGAAATGCAGGACTTCGAAAAGGCCAAGGACAAGATCATGATGGGGACTGAACGGCGCTCGATGGTTCTGGATCCTGATGACCTGAAGAATACTGCCGTGCACGAATCTGGTCACGCCATTGTTGCAAGGTTGGTCGAAAAAACTGATCCTGTGCATAAGGTCACGATCATCCCCCGTGGTCGGGCACTGGGAGTCACAATGCAACTCCCTTCCGCGGACAGACATACGTATGATCTGAAATACATGCTCGATAAGATTGCTATTCTATGTGCTGGCCGTATTTGTGAAGAAGTTTTCATGGGACAAATCACAACAGGAGCAAGCAGTGATTTCCAACGTGCCACCGATATGGCGAGAGATATTGTTACAAAATACGGCATGACCGAAAAACTTGGTGTCATGGTTTATGCGGAGAATCAAGGGGAAGTTTTCCTTGGGCGCAGTGTGACGCAGACCCGCAACGTGTCCGAAAAGACAATGCAGGACATTGATGCTGAGATTCGCCGTATTCTTGAAGAACAATACCATAAAGCCAAACTCCTCATTCTGGAAAACAGAGACAAGGTTGAAGCAATGACGCAGGCTCTACTCCAATATGAAACTCTCGATGCACGACAAATCGACCAGATCATGAATGGAGAACCTGTTACTGTATGAGACATAAGCATCATCTAATACCTAAGCACTTAGGAGGAACCGATGATCCTTCCAACATTCTTGAGGTATCGTTGGAGGCTCATGCCCAAATCCACCATGTTCGTTGGATAGCATTTGGGCAATGGGAAGATAAGGTAGCATGGTTAGGACTTAGCGGCATGATTTCAGGTCAAGATTTGATTGAACTGAAACAAATAGAGAATGGAAAAAATAATGGATCAAAAAACATATCCATAATGCACGCTAAGACGACACGCGAACAGAGGTCAAAAGCAGGAAAAATAGGAGGTAAGATCGGAGGAAAGATTGGTGGAAAAAATGGCACTTTTGAAAATAGATCCAAAGCAGGAAAGATAGGCTGTATAGTTGGCTATCAAAAAGGATTGAATAGTATGAGTGCAGAAGAAAAAACTGCGGCAGGAAGAAAAGGTGGATACCTAACAGGAAATAGAGTTCATACTTGTCCTCACTGTAACGTATCAGGCAAGGGACCAAGTATGTTCCAAAGGCATTTCGACAAATGCAAAATGAAACGAGAGGTCTAATATGTGCGAAGGTAAATGTGAAGGTTGCAAGGGCGATAAGCCAGGTTCGTGTGGTGTGGTGGGTGGAACAACCCACGCCTTCGCAAACCAGTGTAAGGCTCCGCATGGGGGAGTGTCGGATGGTTGGCATGACATGAATACTCCATGTGATTGTAAACAGACCGATCAAGATCGCTACCAATCGGTAGATTCCTTCGAGGACCTGCCTCCTGAATACCGGACTACCTGGAATCCTCAAGATTGTTCCTACAATCCTTGGGAAGATACCGCAGCCCAGTACGCTCGTAATGCAGATTGGTATCGTTCGATTCTTCTTGCCATCGCAGAGCATTGCGACTATGATGTGTATCTCGATGACACCGGCTCAGCACACTTGGAACCTTTCGTATCGAAGTTGCCTGATGCTGTCAAGGCAATGCGTGATGAAATCAATTCTCTACGCGAAGCACTCAAACCAAAGGAATAATATGAAAAACTTCAAGCCGCTTCCGTTTCGTGCCGTCCCTGATGGCAAAGCCGATGCATCGGCACTTGAACTTTTCAACGAATTGGTGGACGGCGGCATGTCACCAGCCCGCGCCAATGCACTGATTCTTGCCGTGTTCGTTGGCGGACAGAACGATGCCGTCCTCTAAACTTATCGGCTACGTTGATAAGAGGGACCTGGAGTTTCTCCTTGGACCCGACCTAAATCAACCTATGATCGTGACGGATCTATTCAGGGAAATGCCGAAAGACGGCGCTTCTTGGACACCACCGAAGGAATACGTAGCAGTATACATCGATGATTCGGTTGAACTGCATGTTACGCGAAAGAAACGGAAAAAGGCGGACTAAAATGGGATTTCACACATTACATACATCCGAAGAAGTTCGGCAAATGATGGAAGACGAGAACCACAATAAGTGGAAAGGTGAACTTCTCGCTGAAGCCGAGGCCATGATTGCTGTCACCAATGAAAACTACAATGATCCACACCAAATGTTGACGGATGTTATCAACGCCCATCGCGACCTCGCACTCGATCCACTATTCTCTCATGAAGCCCTTCAACTGATGAAGGATGCCTGTGAAGGCCTTGCCCTCATGTTCGAAGGAATCAACGACCAATTCGGAAATCCTATCTCCGACCAAATCAGGGACGCGATGAAATGAAAGTGATCTACAAGTATGGTTTGTATTACGGGTGGACCTCGTTGTTTTTGCCGAAAGGAGCAAAAGTTCTTTCATTTCAGATCCAAGATAACAACCCCGTCGTGTATATGTTATGTGATACGGTAACCAGTGTATCGGAACAAAGGGATTTTGCAATCATCGCAACAGGCCAGCAATTCGATGACACTTGGGACCAAGTCCATGAGTATATCGGGACCCAACAAGATGGTCATCTAATGTGGCACCTGTTCGAAAAGGTGAAACGTGAGGTGGGTCCTTCCTATGCGGGCAATATGTGTGGAGGCCCAAATGTCTAAGCATGTGACGGCGCGCGAAATCACGATGCGCGAAATCATCGAAATCACCCATAAGATGAGTGAACTGAATCATACCATAGAAAATTCGGTAGACCTATACAATGGCACAGTGGATCTTCCTACTGCCGTGGAAGCCCTGAAACACCTGGATAACTACGAAGATATGTTGAGGAACCACCTCGTATCTTTGATGGCATAGGAGAAGACATGCACCAAAATTTGGATTTCCATTACGTGATCGATAAGGGCGATGACCATCGTATTGAACTGTATGCGACCCTTGACCATCATTATTCGAACAAGTTCAACATCAAACTGTCCTATGAAACAATAGGAAAGAATGGCACGGTATCGCAGAACACCATGCGATTCAACATTTCAGGTGACAAAATCAAGGATCTAGGTAACATTCTTTTGCATATGTCCTTGAGGGAAGAAGAGATTGCCCGCGCTAAATACGTTTCGCAGCCCCAAACAAAGTAACAAGGAGAAGAATAAATGAGCGATATCTTCGGCAAGTACAAGACCCGTTACGCTTCGCGCACTGCACATGAAATGTCCGTCCAGGACTTTCTGGAGCAATGCAAGACGGATCCGACCATGTATGCTTCGCCTGCGGCTCGTTTGCTGTCCGCTATCGGTGAACCCGAACTGGTGGATACTTCGAAGAACGAACGCCTTTCTCGGATCTTCATGAATCGCAAGATCCATGTATACAAGGCCTTCGCTGATTTCTACGGTCTTGAGACAACCATCGAAGATATTGTGTCCTTCCTTCGCAGAGCCGAACAAGGACTTGAAGAACGCAAGCAGATTCTTTATCTCCTGGGTCCTGTTGGAGGCGGCAAGTCGTCCATCGTTGAACGTCTGAAGGACCTTTTCGAAAAGGTTCCCTTCTATACACTGAAGGCTGGCGACCAGATTTCTCCTCTCTATGAATCGCCGTTTGGACTCTTCGACGGTGAACAGGATGGTCCTATGCTTGAGGACCAGTTCGGTATTCCCCGCAAGACGCTGCGACCCATCATGTCGCCATGGGCATCCAAGAGGCTCCAAGAGTTCGAAGGCGATATCACCCAATTCAAGATCGTCAAGGTCTGGCCCTCGCAACTCCTTCGCATCGGTGTTGCCAAGGCCGAACCTGGTGACGAAAACAACCAGGACATTTCATCCCTCGTTGGTAAGGTGGACATTCGCAAGCTGGAAGATTTCTCGCAAGCCGATCCTGATGCCTATTCATACTCTGGTGCCCTGAACGTTACGGGCCAAGGCCTTGTGGACTATGCTGAAATCTTCAAGACGAACATCAAGTCACTGAACCCTCTCCTGACCGCCACGCAAGAAGGTCACTATAACGGCACAGAGGGATTCGCTGCGATGCCTTTCCATGGTATCATCATCGCCCACTCGAACGAGTCGGAATGGGAAGCCTTCCGCAACAACAACCGCAACGAAGCCTTTATTGACCGTATTTCGATTGTCAAGGTTCCGTATTGCCTCCGTGTTACTGAAGAGGTTGATATCTACAAGAAGTTGATCGAAAACTCCTCACTGAAGGAAGCCGTTTGCGCACCAGGAACATTCGATACGTTGGCCAAATTCTGTGTCCTCAGCCGACTGAAGGTGCCCGCTAACTCGGCACTATATTCTAAACTGGAAATCTATGACGGCAAGAACCTGAAGGATAAGGACCCTCATGCCAAGTCACTGCAAGAGTATCGTGACGATGCTGGTGTGACCGAAGGAATGGATGGAATGTCCACTCGTTTCGCCTTCAAGATCCTGTCCAAGACATTCAATTATGATAAGGGCGAAGTCGCTGCCAATCCTATTCACCTGATGTATATTCTCGAAAAGCAGATTTACGAAGAACGTCTGCCGAAGGATACACAGGAAGAATATCTGAAGTTCATTCGCTCGGTGCTTACGCCGAAGTACGCCGAGTTCCTTTCGGACGAAATCCAAAAGGCATATCTCGAATCGTATTCGGAATATGGTCAGAATCTCTTCGACCGTTACATTACATACGCCGATGCATGGATTCAGAATGCGGACTTCCGTGATCCTGATACGAACGAAATGTTCGACCGCGATGCACTGAATGCCGAACTGGAGAAGATCGAGAAGCCTGCCAAGATCGACAATCCTAAGGATTTCCGTAATGAGGTCGTGAACTTTGTCCTTCGCGCATCGAAGAACAACGGTGGCAAGAACCCTGCATGGACTTCATATGAGAAACTTCGCAACGTTATCGAAAAGAAGATGTTTGCGAACACAGAGGAACTTCTTCCCGTTATCTCCTTCAACAAGAAAGCAACCAACGAAGAAGATACGAAGCATAAGAACTTCGTGGATCGTATGATGAGCAAGGGTTACACCGAGAAGCAGGTTCGGTTGCTTGTCGAATGGTATATGAGGTTCCGCAAGAACCACTGATCGGAAACCTAATGGCACACACGATCATTGACCGTCGGCTGAACAATAAGGGTAAATCCTCCGAGAATCGCCGCAAGTTTGTTGGGCGTGTGAGAGAACACCTGAAGGATGCCGTAAGGAAGTCCATTTCGGATACGGATCTGAAAGACCTTGCTGATGGTAAGGGCAAGGTCAAGATCCCAACAAAGGACCTCAAAGAGCCTCATTTCCATCATGATAGGTCGATTGGTGAACACCACATCGTAGCACCAGGCAATGAAGAGTATGTGCCAGGTGACCAAATCGACCGTCCTCAACAGGGTAAGGGAAAAGGAAACAAGGGAGGCAAGGATGGTGAAGGTGAGGACTCTTTCGAGTTCACCTTGACGAAAGAAGAGTTCCTTGATATCTTCTTTGAGAACTGCGAACTTCCCGATCTATTCAAACGCACCATTGCCAAGGTCAATGAAGAAGAGAAGCACCGATCTGGCTATGTCTCTGAAGGTCCTCCATCCCAACTGAATATCGTTCGCTCAATGCGCCAAGCCAAGGGCCGTAGATTCGGTCTGCGGGCTGCCCTTGCCAAGAAACTGAAGGAAGCGGAACAAAAGTTGTACGATATGGATCATAGTGTCCATGATTGTTCACTTGATATCGAACGTGCTGCCCGACAAAAACAGGAACGTGAGGACCTTTGCAAACAGATTGAAACACTCAAGCGCCGTGTAAAGGCTGTTCCCTTCATTGACCCAATGGACCTCCGTTTCACCAACTATACGAAGGTGCCTGTTCCTACTGTCCAAGCGGTGATGTTCTGTATTCTTGACGTGTCGGGTTCAATGGACGAAGAGAAGAAGAAAATGTCCAAGACATTCTTCCTTCTGTTGTATCTCTTCCTTGTAAAGAACTATGAACGTGTCGAAATCGTATATATTCGCCACCACACGGACGCCGAAGAGGTTGATGAACATGAGTTCTATCACTCGAAGGAATCAGGAGGCACGGTGGTATCAAGGGCCCTCCAACTGACCTATGATACGATTCAGGAACGATATCCACTCCAACAATGGAATGTGTATGTTGCCCAAGCCTCTGACGGTGATAACTACTCCGAAGATAATCTTGAGGTTGAGGACATTCTGACCAAGAAACTTCTTCCAATCGTGCAATACTTCGCATACATTCAGGCGGATCCGCACTATCACGGTTCGCAACTATACAAAAATACGAGTTGGGGTATGCACTCTTCGACCTCGGATGGTCTATGGCCACTCTACGAGAAGATTGCGCAATCACACACCAACTTGGGAATGGCATTGTCCACATCGGATAAGGATGTATATCCATCATTCATCAAGTTGTTCGAACGCAAGGCTAAACAATGAAGAAGATTGATTCTTGCAAGGATTGGACGGCGAACGAAATCGATGACACATACATCGAAATCGAGAAGATCGCCAAGGACTTCGGTCTTGATTACTATCCCAATCAAATTGAAATCATATCAGCCGAACAAATGCTGGATGCCTATGCGGCCGTCGGCATGCCGATCTACTATTCACACTGGTCGTTCGGCAAGGAGTTCGTGAGCAATCAGGAGAGATACAAGCGTGGTGATATGGGCCTTGCCTATGAAATCGTCATCAATTCCAATCCATGCATTTCATATCTGATGGAAGAGAACACGATGGCCATGCAAACGTTGGTCATGGCTCATGCCTGCATCGGACACAATAACTTCTTCAAGAATAACCACCTCTTTAAGCAGTGGACGGATGCAGAGGCTATCATCGATTTCCTGGATTACGCAAAGAGCAAGATTGCCGAATACGAAGAGAAGTATGGTGCCGATGAGGTCGCTAATGTACTTGATTCTGCCCATGCGCTGAGGCAGAATGGTGTAGACCGATACAAGAGGCCCGCCAAGAAGTCCAAGACGGTTCTGGAACAACTGAAGAAGGACCGTGACAAGTTCGACCAAGAACACTTCGATGATATGTGGAGAACGGTGCCTGTTGGTGGTGCCAATCAAGCTCCTATGCAACCCAGGTCCGTCGAGGAACCAGAAGAAAACCTTCTCTACTTCATTGAGAAGAATGCTCCAAATCTTGAACCATGGAAGCGTGAAGTCATTCGGATCGTCCGCAAGGTGGCCCAGTATTTCTATCCGCAAATGCTGACCAAGACGATGAATGAAGGATGGGCCACATTCTGGCATTACACCATCGTCAATGAAATGTATGACCGTGGTCTGGTGACCGATGGATTCATGATGGAGTTCCTGCATTCGCATACAGGAGTGACCTATCAGCATCCCATGGCGCAGTTGAATCCATATGCATTGGGATTCGCAATGTTCCAGGATATCAAGCGTATCGCCACGAATCCTACTGCCGAAGATAGGGAGTGGTTCCCTGAATGGGCTGGCAACGGTGATTGGATCAACACACTGAAACACGCGGCATATGATTTCAAGGACGAATCATTCATCATGCAATACCTGTCACCCAAGGTTATTCGAGATTTCAGGCTGTTCCATGTCCTTGACGATGATGGATTCCCGAAGATGATCGTGCAATCGATTCATGACGATAGAGGGTATAAAGAGGTGAGGGAAGCCCTCTCATATCAGCAAAACGCGAACAACTTTATTCCAAATATTCAGGTGATGGACGTGGATGTGTGGGGAGACCGACATGTCCAACTCCAACACTATACTACTCGCAGACATTCACTGGAACATACCGATGCGTTGTATACCTTGTGGCATTTCAGCAACCTGTGGGGATATGAGGTAAAGATGCAGACTCGGGATCCCGAAGGTAAAGAACTTGAGAACTATACTGTAGACGTTCGAAGGGGCGGATTCTAATTCAACTGAGAGGTAACTATATCATGAAGGCATCAACAATCACCACAATCATCCAGGTATTTTTCTATTTTGTCCTGCTGTTCATCCTATCAGGTATGGCTACCTTGGCATGGAATAATGCTTTGGTAGGAATGATTGATGGAATACATCCAACAGGTTATTGGAAGATGTTCTTGGTAATGGTGGTTCTTCGCTTGACTTGGGCCGTCCATACGCTACAATACCAAGAACGACCAGACTACGATGAATTCGGAGAATAATCATGAACGCACTGATTTCACTAATACTGTTCGCGATGGTTGAAGTTTTTCTCCTAATGTTTGTGTGTTTTGGTGCCCTGTTCTGTATCATGTGGGTTATGGATCCAAGATTGCTAGATAGTCTTTTCAAGAAGAAGTGTGATTGCCCAATGTGTGATGACAAGGAGAACGATAATGAGGGGAAGTAAGGCTCGCATGATGAAGAAGTTTATTTACAGGACCCTTGAGGACCTTGACCATACGGATATCGATCATTCTGTATTCCAAGGCGTATTCAAGCGGGATGAAAAGGGTGAAGTGGTTGAGTTTATTCGACCAACAACCATGAAGTATCCTCGTGGTCACGTTCGTAGGGCATATCAAGACCTCAAGAAGAAGTATCTTGCTACACCGTCCACTGGTCGGTTCGTGAGGCCATGATGCACTGGATCCTCCTTGTGTGGTTCAATGTCTATCAACCTGTGATTACGATGCAGGAGTTCAATGACCAGGCAGCCTGTGAGAATGCTGTATCGGTCATCAAGAAGATGAACGAACACCGAGGCTCTGGTGAACTACACCTCGTCTGTGTTCCGAAGGGAAGCCAATGAGATACGTCAAGAAGAGAATCCCAGTAGAGGCGGTTCAATGGTTCAAGGTTGGTGACCACCCTGCCGTGGTGTTGGCTGATATTGAAATAACTCCTGGATTTAGAGACCTGTTTCCTATCATCCATACACTGGAAGGTCCGCATCGAGTTTCTAAAGGTGATTGGATTGTCACAGGAATCGAGGGTGAATGCTGGCCCGTGAAACCCCACATTTTCGAAAAGACCTATGAACCCTACACCGAATAACGAAGAGGGTTATGAATACTCGGACCATAACATGGTATTTCATAAGGATCCTCATATCAAGCACGGAAGAGGAAAGCAAAAGGAGAGAATGATGAAAGATGATGAAGTGGCGAACACATATTTGGGTTCTGCAAATACCGAACAGTTTGTATCCACGACAGGCGGATTCACGATTTCCCCACAACCTAAACTTCCATGGAGATTCACAATCGGTGGAAAATATGGTTTGGGTGTGGTTGTCCAGGAAGGACAACAACCCAACTGGTTTCAACGCAAGATGGTGAAGTGGTTTTTCGACATTGATTGGCAGAAATCCCCTAAGGGTGATTGGAGATATCTATGACCGATATGCAAAGTTTTCAAACTGTTGTCCACTGGTGCAATAGTTTTTTCATTGGTATGGTCCTTGGACTCATCCTTACCTTCGTTTTCGTCCGTGATATGCGCAAGCAAGTAATCCTTGGTGTTGGTATCTGCCTTGGTAGTATCATTGGATTGACGTTGGTGGAATATCTTTTCATTTACTTACATTCTCCTCAATGATAAAGCACTGGCACCATATTATTCCTGTTTATATGGGTGGAACGGATGATCCTTCCAACCTGGTGGAACTTACGGTCGAAGAACATGCAGAGGCACACCGAAAACTATTCGAACAATATGGAAACCTGGAAGATAAAGTTGCTTGGAAGGCCTTATCAGGCACAATAGGAAAAGAAGAGTTTTTTCATGATTTGGCTGTCATTGCAGGAAGAAAAAGTGGAGTCAAGAATAGAGAAAGAGTTGTCAACGGAACCCATCACCTACTTGGAGGTGAAATACAAAGGAAACATGTTGCCTCAGGTAAACACCATTTACTAGGAGGTGAAATACAAAGGAAGATAGTTGCTGATGGTAAGCACCATTTCTTAGGTGGAAATATTCAGAGAAAAAATAGCAGGAAGAGAGTGGAGGAAGGAACCCACATATTCCAAAAGGTGGTCACTTGCCCTTATTGTAACAAAACAGGCAAAGGAGGCATGTACCGTTGGCACTTCGAAAATTGCAAGGAAAATAAATGAAATCGGATTCTTTTGTAACTATACCTATTGTTCCTCCTGAGGCTTTAATAGACTCAATGTGTCTCCGTTTTGACCATTCCTTCGGATTGATGGATGAGAATCAGAAGCAGGTACTTCGCAGTGATATGCGAAAGGTATACGAGGAAATCACTGGAGTCGGGTTCTTCCAGTGGCCGGCGACTCACCAGGACACGCCAGGATCTATCCGGGAAAGCCGCTTGATCTTAGATGACACACCATTTCCAAGCCAAAAGTAAGAACCATTCTCATCTGGAGTCATAATGCTACCCAAGCCCCAACGTGTCGTGGTCATCTACCACGGAAAATGTGCTGACGGATTCTCAGGAGCCTGGGTTTGCCGGAGATATCTTGAGAAACGAAAGAAGGAACTTTCGGTTCCCATGACAATCGAATATTATCCTGGCGTATATCAGGTTGACCCTCCCGATACCAAGGGTGCCATCGTTTACATGGTCGATTTCAGTTACAAGAGGCCTGTCATGCAAAAGATCATTGACGAAGCCTCTGCTGTCATTCACCTTGACCACCACAAGACAGCCATCGAGGATCTTGCGGGTCTTGAGGCACCGTGGTATATCACACGATTCGACAATGACCATTCGGGTGCCATGATTGCGTGGAACTATTTCTTTCCGAATGAAGAACCTCCCACGATGCTGCGTCATATCGAAGATCGTGACCTGTGGAGATTCAAACTGCAAGGAACCCGTGAAATCAACGCGGCAGTATTCTCCTATGACTATACGTTCGAGAACTGGGACGAACTGATGACCCAGAGCGCGGCAGGAATCAGACAACTGGAGAATGAAGGTGCTGCGCTGGAACGAAAGCACTTCAAAGATATCAAGGAAATGCTGGACGTTGTATACACCGATATCAATGTCGGCGGCTATGTTCTGAAATGTGCGAACCTGCCATACACCCTTTCATCGGATGCAGGACATATCCTTTGTGAAACACAACCTTTCGGATGTTGTTTCTATTTCAAGCCGAATGGCGTGGAGTTTTCGCTCCGTTCGAATGACACCAAGGTAGTTGATGTGTCGGAGATTGCCAAGCAGTATGGAGGTGGCGGACACAGGAATGCCGCTGGATTCCGCGTGACCTACGAGAAGTTTTGGGAGATGAAGAATGCAACACCACAAGTCGGTTGAAAAGTTCATCAAGAAGGTCGGAGAGGACTGCAAGAAGTTCGGTGTAAGGTGCCGGCTTGAGAATGACACCCATATCGCCTATGGTGATGAACTGGGTCTGGTCAAGGTGAATGGATATTTCTCCGACGGTGAAGGTGAAGATGAAGGTCCTGAACTTGCTGTAGCTATCGGCAAGCCCATTGAAGATTGGCTGCCTATCCTCGTCCACGAATACAACCACATGCACCAGTGGCACGAAAAGATTCCTGGTTGGGTTGACGCCAAGATCAACGGCGAAGAACCCTATAATATCATTGATGCGTGGATTGGCCGACAGATTGAACCGACCAATGAAGTCTTGGATACAGCCATCCATATGTGCATGTGGCTGGAAGCGGATTGCGAGGAACGATCCGCCAAGTGTATTGAAGAGTATAAACTACCAATCGACGTTGACACCTACACACAGAAGGCCAATGCCTACGTCAAGTTCTATCGGATCATCCGACAGGAGCGCAAGTGGTATCGTCCCGGATTCGAACCATACAACATTGAGCGTGTATGGAAGGCGATGCCCACCAACTTCACGTATATCATGAATGCTCTCACTCCCGAAGAAGAAAATCTGCTGATGCTATGCATCTAAATCAAGACCTGCTGAAGAAGATCGAAGATGCCGTTGCGGATCCATTCTGTGGCGGCCACCAAGCCACGGTCTTGCTGAACGCCTATCTGGAACACACCAAGAATCCCAATTTCGATATCCGGGCATTCTATGAGGCCAATAAGAGCAATTCGGTCACTCATGTTGATTGGAGAGGCCGATGCAGAAACCTGGTCGTCACTGCGCATAACAAACACCCATTAGAGTTCAGTGATTCTGATAAAAGTCTACTTTTGGGTGTGAAACAGGTATTGAAAGAAATGTGCGCTATTTCCCCTTCGATGAAATACCTCACGGATCGGATGAATCCTTCGTTGATGTTCATTTCGGGAGGCGCCATTGCGTCACTGTTGCAAGGATATAAACCTAACGATATCGATGTTTATTTCATGAACCGTCTGACAGCAAATGATGTAGTGGATCTGTTGAAAAATAATGACGACCTGATTGCTGAATGCACGGATGAATATGCCGAGAGCATAGATGCACCAAACAACAAACTAATAACCGACAAAGCCATCACCTGCATAGACAAGTTTCAGTATGTGACCTGCATGTGTGGAACACCCGACGAAATCCGCAAGTCATTTGATTTCCTACACTGTATGCCATGGTATGACATTGGGACGAATAAGTTGTGGATATCCATGGATGAATATCTGGCGTGTATTGATAAGAGATTGGTTTTGCAGAACCCTGCTGCCTCATCGGGAAAATCATATCGCTATCGGGAACACAAGTTCCTTGAAAGGGGATACAGATGGGCATAGACATTCACACCCAAAAGTTTCGCGAAATGTTCGACGATACTCCGCAGAAAACAGTGGACACAACCGACCGAAAAGTCGAAGGCAAGATGGTGATGGTTCGTATGAACATGGGTCCAATGGAGTTGAGTAACGCAAAAGTTTCTGATGAAGACATGAAAAGGGAACTATGTAACAGATTGGCCTATGAACTATACAAGAGTGATTGCATAGAGTTTACGAAAGCCTATGATGGAGCGCACCTCGATATAGTTTTCGTGGCAAGAACCTTTGCGGCACCTAAGAGTTTCGTGAAGGAATGGCGAGAGCATGAACTGTGGAAGGTGATGAAATGAATATTGTCGTAACAGGAGGAACAGGATACATTGGCAGCCATATTGTCAGGGCTATGCGCAACCATTTCCCTGATGCCTATATCACGGTGGTTGATCGGATCTTCAGGGCACATGCCTTGTTTGGTGTGGATAACTTCATCGAAGAGGATTATTCCTGCGAAGATGTGTTGCAACTGTTCGAGGAAAACGACATTGATTGTGTGGTTCATTGCGCAGGAACTTCCCTTGTGGGTCCTTCGGTCGTTGATCCATCGAACTATTACCTCAACAATGTGTCGAAAACCATCATGATGATGGATGCCATCAGAAGAAACAAGAAACGTCCTGTTGTTCTGTTTTCATCTTCGGCTGCCGTATACGGTGAATGTTGGCCCTCTTTAAGAGAGGATGCCGTTACGAAACCAACAAATCCTTATGGCAATACGAAGTTGATGATCGAAAAAGTCCTTGAGGATTACAACAAAGCATATGGAATTCCATACGTCGCGTTTCGTTTCTTCAATGCAGCCGGAGCCGAGCCATTCAGTTATGACCTTGGACAGGAACTTGGAGCCACCCATATCGTAGCAAGAATACTTGAAGCCAAGTTGTTTGATAGGACGTTCACACTATACGGCACCGACTACGATACACCGGATGGAACCTGTGTTCGTGACTATATTCACGTATGGGACATTGCAAGGGCTCATGTGAGAGCCTTGCTGTTCATGAGAAACCTCATGACAAACCAACCAACACATTACACATTCAATCTCGGAACATCAAAGGGTTTTTCCAACCTGGAAATTCTGGATTATGTTGAGAAGAACATAGGACCTGTTGATGTTTGCGTTAGGGAACGGAGACCAGGTGACCCAGCATTCCTGGTGGCCAATGGTGACCTCGCATGGAACACGATTGGATGGACACCAAGGTTTTCTGAAATCAGCACAATCATAAATTCTGCCCATAAATGGTATCTAAATAGTCCCGCGGTTATGGCATTCAACAGGAGATAATCATGGGATTCGGTTCAAGACTATTCGAAATATTCAGTGAAGATGATAACGCTGCGTTGTGTTGGGCTAAGGTCGCATCAGGTATTACCTTCATTGCCTTTCATATGTATGTTTTTTGGATGATTCACCACGGAACTATACCTACACTGAATGAATATGCCGAATCCACATTAAAAATGTTGGCTGGTTGTTCTGTGATTATAGCAGGTAAACAAATCACACAAAAAACTCCTTCCAATACAGGAAATGATAAGTAAAATGGATATTCCAACCGGCCGACAACTTTATATGAAAGAATATAATAAGAGATATAGGGAATCCAAAAAAGCCGAACTGTTTATCAAAAGTAAAGAATATAGGGAAAGAAATAAAGAAACTATTCGTGAAAGAAGGAGATTGAAACATATATTGAATCGAGAACAAGAAAACGCTAGAAATAAACGCTATTATGAAACACATAAAGAGGAAAGAAGCGAATACAGTAAGGAAAAATATAGAGAAGATAAAGAACCATATCGCCAGAGAATGAAAAAATATAGGGAAACCCATAAAGAAGAACTTCGGGAAAAGAAAAAAATATATCGCGAAAATAATAGAGGACAAATAAACGCACGAAAAGCAAAAAGAAGCGCCGCAAAAATCCAAGCGACTCCACCCTGGCTATCAAAAGACCAACTAATAGATATTGAATGGATTTACCATTGTGCTGTTTGGATTACCGAAGAAACTGGTATACCTCATGAGGTCGACCATATAGTTCCGTTGCAAGGAGAAGGAGTTCGAGGACTACATGTTCCCTGGAACCTTCAGATACTTACCGCAAAAGAAAACGCAAGTAAATGTAACCGATACTGATTCGGTAATAATGATTTTCAGGTATTGACTACCTGCCACTATTGGTATATAATGTGGTTTCGACTAGGAGTATTGAAATGAAGGTTGATTTTTGCTCGGACGTTCACCTCGAATTTGGTCCGATCTACCCAAAAAACGAACATGATGCCGACGTTCTTGTTCTGGCAGGGGATATTTTTGTTGCCGATGATTTCACCCGTGACGGTCCTCTCCGTAAGAGATACGTTGATTTCCTTGGACAAGTTTGCTCTGAGTTTCCTCAGGTCATCTATGTCATGGGTAACCATGAGCATTACCATGGGGATTTCGGCAAGACCGTTGAAACCCTTCGGCACGCCACGGGATTCTATCCTAACCTGCATTTCCTCGACAAGCAATCGCATGTCATCGATGATGTGGTGTTCTTTGGTGGAACCATGTGGACTGACATGAACAAGGGAAACGACACCATCCTTTGGGATGTGGGTCGGTTGATGAACGATTTCCAGTGCGTCAAGAATAGCAATAAGCCAGACGTTACATTCTGGACCACACAGGTTGAGACTGGAGAAAAGGTTCAAAAGAGCCGACCTTCCATGTTTACGACCAGGGATGCAATGGAGGACAATTCTCTTTTCATTGCTGAACTAACCAAGACACTTGATGCGAACAAGGACAAGAAGGTTTTCGTGGTGACCCACCACGCTCCTACCTTCAAGTCTATCAATCCGAAGTATGCACACATGGTCAACATGAATTTCGGCTATGCGTCGGATTTTTCGGAGTTGATCCTTGATAATCCGCAAATCAAGTGCTGGGTCCATGGTCACATGCACCATCGACAGCAATACCAAGTCGGTGATACTTGGGTCGTTTCGAACCCTCGTGGGTATATCGGTCATGAACTTATTGCCGATTCCTTCGAACTTCAATTTGTGGAACTATGAAAGCCTACTGTTCACCCATCAGGAAAGCCATGATGCAGGTAGGCTTTCGCTTTCCTCTGAAACATGGAGACACCTTTGTTTTCCAAGGAAAGCTATACAAAGTAAAGTATGTTCCTGTGCATGGAGAAAAGAATGAGTAACATAGTAATCGAGAAGTTCATCGAAGAAATAAACAAGGACATTGAACGTAACCAGGTTCTTGGTGAACTGGATCGTGCGTTCGTTTTGTCCAAATGCACTCGCGTTATCCTCATTATGGAAAAACAGATTGAGGACTACGGGCTTCCTTTGCCTGTGGAACAAATTGCATCAGTGACGAGAGAGAAGAGATAATGCGCGTATACATCGGGAAATACATCAACTGGATTGGCCCATTTCAGATTGCCGGCCTCCTTCAAAAGGTTGGTGTATCTGAGGATCGCTGCTACAAGATCGGTTCATGGCTTTCTGAAACGAAGGTAGATGACCTTTGCCAATGGATCCACAAAAAGCGTAATCGTACTGTGAAGGTGAAGATTCATGTCTATGATACGTGGTCTATGGATAGCACCCTCGCACCTATCATTGTGCCTATGTTGAAACAACTGAAGGCGACCAAGCACGGCATTCCAATGTCTGTGGTGCCTGAAGGACCTGAGTGGACCGACGAATATGGTAATCCCAATGAGGCAGCGATGGAAGTCGCCATCAAGTCCTGGGATGAAATTCTTGACAAGATGATTTTCTCTTTCGAATCCAAGATGGATGACGAATGGGAATCGAAATATTTCGTAAATGGCAAATATGACCAAGAAGGACATATTGCCATGGAACAGAAGATCCAGGAAGGATTTGAACTATTTGGAAAGCACTTTTCTTCTTTGTGGGACTAATATGCTTTCCCTCTACTACTACTGGAAGGCACGACAGAGATACAAGGTCTACTCTGAGATTGTCAATTCACTCGGTGAGGACCCTGATGCCCGCATGTTGGCGAATCGTGACCTCGCCAAGATGGAAATGGTTTATTACAGCGATTGTGGATTTCGTTTGCTGTGGAAGATTTTGGCAGTATTGGTTATTGTTGGAGCAGTATATACATATATGAAAGGGATCGTGAAATGAAAAGCGTAAATCGGGACAGTCACTTCAAACTCAGTCAATCAAGCAAGAGAATGCTGGCTAATTTTTCAGGTCAATATCGTTCCGATTTACGGGAGCAGTTTATCGCCGCTGAAATTGCGGAAGAAGCAGCCAACCGCATCCCATATAGTGAAGATGAATTTTTCGGCAAAGCCGCCCGTAAACAAGCAAAGAAGGAGCAGAAATAATGAGTTTCATGGTCAAAGTATTTTCGAAGCACAAGGGTAGTGTTGTTATCATCAATCTTGATGCTGTGAGAGAAATTGCCCCTCTGTTGGAAGGAGGATGCGATATCTTCTTTACGGACGGCGCCCTTGTTCCTCTCCGCGTGACGGATAACTTCTCTCAATTCCTGCAACTTGCTATGGAACCTGCTACTCCTGAGAGTTGCGCGAGTCACGCTGCCCTTATCGAAAAGAAGTTCCCGACCAAGAAGGGTAAGGCTAAGGCGGATGGATCTGTGGAAATCCCGAAGTTCGGTGACCAAGCCGAATAAATAGAAGGATATATCAATTTCCTTCCTTCGGAGTAACCATGCGCAAGCCATATAGCGCCTTCAAGACCGCATTGGTCGAAGCAATCGTTGACAAAGACAAGTTTGTAAAATACGACAAGAAGATCCTGATCCTCGGATATGGTTCGGTGGGTCAATGTATTCTTCCTCTTGTAATCAAACACGTCGCACGTTCGCCATCGCAAATCACGGTCCTTGAAAAGGACGACCACAAGGACGTATTCACCAAGCGTAACGGTGATAACGGCGTCAAGTATGTCCGTAAGGAAATTCTCCCTGGTAATCTGGAAGCCACCCTCAAGAAGTATACTGAAGAGGGTGGCTTTGTCATTGATGTGTCATTGAATATTGAAGCGCAATCCATCATCAAGTGGTGCCTGGAAAATGGTGTACACTATACCAACACCTCACTGGAACGTTGGGGCACCGAGCCTGATGAAAAGATTCCCGAACTTGCTGACCGCACTCTCTTCCATACACACGCCGTGGTGTGTGAAATGGCCGCAGAGTATCCGAATGCTGCGACAGCGGTTGTAACGAATGGAGCCAATCCTGGTCTTGTCACGCAGTTGACCAAGCGGGCTTTGCTGAAACTGGCAGAGGGTCGCAAGGATCTAGATCATGTCCTACCTCCTTATAGCAAGGAAGGTTGGGCGGAACTAATGCGTGATTTGGGTGTCAAGGTGATTCATATTGCTGAACGAGACACACAGGTAATTGATAAGCCAAAGGAAAAGAATGAATTCGTGAACACCTGGTCCTGCGAAGGATTCTGGGCCGAAGGTCGGGCTCCTGCTGAAATGGGCTGGGGAACACACGAAAACAAGAAGCCAGAAAACGGTGAATCACAAGGCACTGCCGCATATCTAAAACAACCAGGTCTATCCGTACTCATGAAGTCATGGGTTCCACAAGGAGGAAGTTACAATGGGTTTTGTATACAGCACAGCGAATCCATCACAATGTCGCAGTATTTCGAGACAGAAGATGGCAAATTCCGTCCCTCTGTATACTACGTGTACCAGCCATGCGATGCTGCAATCGCATCTGTCCATGAACTTCGCGGCCGTGAACTTGATCTGCAATCCAAAACTCGGATAGCCAAGGACGAAATCGTTGGTGGTATGGATGAACTGGGCGTATTGCTCATTGGCGATGATTTCGCAGTATGGCACGGCTCGCAGTTGAGTATCGAAGAAGCCCGCGAATTGGTGCCTGGTGAAAACGCCACGGCTATTCAAGTTGGTGCTGCATTGCTTGGTGGAATCATCTGGGCAATCCAGAATCCAGATCGTGGCTATGTGGAGCCTGAGGCGATGCCTTACGATTTCATTCTGAAGTATGCTGATCCATATCTGGGTCCCATTGCTTTCGAAAAGACTGATTGGAGACCTAATCAAGACAAGAATTCATTGTTCTATCGTGAATATGATGCAAAGAACCCCTGTTCATTTGAGAATTTCCGAGTTTGGACCTAAGGAGCAAAAATGCCCACGTATACCTTTCGCAATGTAACTACTGGTGATATTACCGAACATACCATGCGTATGTCGGAACTTGACCAATTCAAGGTTGCCAATCCTGATCTGGAGCAGTATCATTCGACAGAGACAATGCCAGGTCTTGGTGACCCGATGAGAATGGATTTACCTGGTGTAACCAAAGCCAATGATGCCTTCGAAAAGGGTGTCATCGAGAGAATCAAGAGAAATGTTCCTGGAAACACCCTGGTCCAAGGACATAAGCATAAGGCGTCAAGAGAGTGGTAACAACGTAGTATTCGAGAAAGGAGGCCATCTTCGTAATTGTTTCCCATCAATAATAACAGGAGCAATAATGGCATCACCACGAAAGGGAAGCGGCAAGGCAATGAAGACAGCCGCGGTCGAAGCACAAAAACAGCATTTCTCCCTCAAAAAAATCTCTCCGCTAACAAGGAATCAGGAGAGAGCGTTTCAAGAATACAGTAAAGGCAATAACATAGTCATGTCAGGTTGTGCAGGAACAGGCAAATCCTTCCTTGCAATGTATCTTGCTCTGAATGACCTGTTGCAAGACAAATCATATTACAACCGAATCGTTATCATACGGTCGGCAGTACCATCCCGCGATCTAGGTTTTGTCCCGGGGACTTTGGAAGAAAAGTCGAAGATTTATCAAGACCCTTACATTCAGATTGTCAATGAACTGGTTGGACGCGGTGATGCGTGGCATTTCCTGCTACATAAGGAAATCGTGCAGTTTCAGACCACGAGTTTTCTGCGAGGACTGACATTCACCGATTCCATTCTGTTCTTTGATGAGTTTCAATCGGCTACATTCCACGAAATTGACACGGTGTTGACTCGCGTTGGCGAGAATTGCCGATTCATTCTCTGTGGTGATTATAGACAGACGGACTTGAATACGAAAAAGGAATCATCGGGTTTCGGTCAAGCAGTTCAGATTCTTGACCGCATCGATAATACCTCACACATCACCTTTGGTATGGAAGATGTGGTCCGTTCCGGATTTGTTCGTGAATACCTCATGCAAAAGGAGAAGTTAGGTTTCTAACACATCATGTTTCATCATTGTCCGCCCCTGATACTCGAAGATATCCCATCGCAAACCCTACCGTCCGGTAAACGTTTCTATACGTTGCCGGACGGTTCTCGCGTTCCTTCCGTAACCACCGTCCTTGGTGTTCGCAAGAAACAAGGCATCATTGACTGGAAAAAGAGGGTGGGTGAGGATGAAGCCCGCAAGATTATCAAGACAGCATCAGGACGTGGCACAGGTATGCACGCCTTATGCGAGGACTATCTGAACAACAAGCCTTTGCGAACCTCTATGCCAGACGCGAAGGAAATGTTTCTGGATATCAAGCCGCACCTCAATCGAATCTCTGATATTTGGTATGAGGAACAGGCGGTGTATTCGAAGGCTCTACAGTTGGCTGGACGAGTGGACTGCGTGGCTCATTATGATGGTGTGTTGTCCATCATTGACTTCAAGACCGCACGCAAGCACAAGAAAAGAGAGTATGTCCTTGACTATTTCGCTCAATGTTGTGCATATTCATACATGATTGAAGAGTTGGTGGGGGTGGAGGTGCCTCAAATCGTGATTCTCATGGGTGTAACTGGTGAAAAGCCTCAGGTTTTCATCGAAAAGACAGAGGACCATGTGGAATACCTGCTGGAATCAATCAAAATCTACAAGGAGTCCCTTTCGGTATAAATAGAGAACTATGGCAAATTTCAAGAGAAAGAAGTGCAAGAGGACCGTGAAGTGTACCATGTGTACACAAAATCGGTGGAAAGGTAATTCGAAGGACAGATATTCGGTAAATTACCTTCGCAAGATTCAAAAACTACCTGAAACGGATTGACTTCCACTACAGGTTCATGTATAGTAACAATTCAGACAGCGTAGGGGGTAAATTGAAGAAACTATTGGTTGCTGCATTACTAGGTTTCGTTGCATTCTCTGTGTTTCCTGCGGAAGAAAAAGCACCTTCTCCCCCTCAGGAAGTCAGGGTCACTCTACAGGAGATGGTATTTTTCCATAGAGTTACTGCATATCACCTCGGCTGCCTACAGTCGGCTACAGTGGGAACATTCCACGAACTTGGTGGTGTGAACGAAGAGATTATTCAAGACCTCTCGAAGAGGTGTTTCGTGGCAGGCGTCAAGAATCTGGCCGAAGAAACAAGAAAGACCGAATTGTCTCCTTATGTGAAGGGTGAGTTGGTCAAAGAGATTCAGAACAATGAGCAAGAAGTCATGGCATGGGCTGATGATAAGATGAAGAAGATGTTCGAGCAGATTGACAAGAAGGGTGAAATCCACTCGTAAGTTTTTCTCCGAGTAACTACACTGGAACACCGATAGCCAACACCGACGCAAAGGTGAAGGCAGGCCAGGAAGAAGGGTTACGTGAGGTTCAATTCCTCGCGGAGATTCAGTATTCGAAAGACCCCGTTAGGGGAAGGAAGTTGAGAGAAAGGTGTCCAAGACGCGGGTTCGATTCCCGCCGTCTCCACCAGAAAGCATTTTAGGGCCGAAAGGCAAGCGAAAGTGTCCGGAGTCAGACCCGCCACTGTGCATCTGAAACTAAAATGCTTCCTAATGGGGACGACCAGGCTTCGATTGGGCGACGAGTAACGATACGGAGAATCGTGAAGCACTCACGTTAAACAGCGCAAAAACGTTAAACGCAAACGAAAGCGTTTTCTTTGAGGAAATGGCTCTCGCAGCCTAAATTACTCCGGGGTTTTGCCAGTTTTCCACGCTCCTCATAAACTGGCGTTTCAACTACCATCATGGTATCAAGTAATTCAACAAAGTTCGAATAATAAAAACCAACCAAGGGAGTATCATGTTTAATCGAATTAAACAGTATCTCAATTCATTCCTTTTGACCGTAGGACTCATGGTCTTTTTGACTGGCGCAACCTTTTTTGCACAGAACCAATACGAAAAGGCGATGACAAGCCACGCGCAACACCATGAAGCACAAGAAAGAGATAAGCTGGTCACGAAGGTTGTAGAGGAATACGGTGACAGAAAGGCCGAAGAACGCAAACAGATCGAATGTCTGGCACTCAATATCTACTATGAGGCAGGCAATGAACCGATGGAAGGTAAACTGGCAGTAGCTCAGGTTACCATGAATCGGACGCACACGAAGGGATACCCAGGAACAATATGTGCCGTGGTATACCAATCCACAACAGACTTGGAAGGAAACAAGGTATACCAGTTCTCCTGGGTCGGTGAACATCACGAACCTGGCTCGATGAACTATTACAATTGGGAAGAATCGAAGTGGATTGCCAAGAATGTCTTGACAAAGGGCGTGGCACACGTTACACTAGCGAAATACAATGTTCTGTTCTACCATGCTTCCTACGTAAATCCTCAATGGACCAACGTGAAACAGTTCGTGGTCATTGGTAGACACGTTTTCTACACCAGCACGATTCTATAAGAGGTAATATGCCAACCCGCGACGAAATTAAGACCTTCAGTTTCATGATAGAGAACCTATCGAGGGAACTCAAGTGTGGTCTGATGGATGCCATCCTGCACCACTGTTCTGTCACGGGATTGGAAGTGGAAGTCGCTGCGACTCTGCTATCGCCTACCTTGAAGGCTAAGATTCGCGAAGAAGCGGAAGAAAACAACCTACTCAAGAAAACCAGTAGTCTACATTTCAAAGAATGATACACTTCATATATCAAACTACACATATAAATGGTAAATATTACCGAGGCAGACATTCGACCAATAATATGGATGATGGATACTTAGGTTCTGGATTGTGGATCAAAAGTATAAAGGATAAATCTGAATTAAAAAGAGAGATATTGTCATTTGCTAATTCTGAAGAAGAATTGAAAATATTAGAAGAAAAATATATTTCTGAGGTTTTCGGACAACCCCAATGTATGAATAATACAAAAAGTTCGTGTGGTATGTCCTCAGAAGAAGCAAAGGTCGTTTTTCGTAGATTCTTCACAGACAAAAAACACCAAGCAATGGCCGCAAGATGTGTTCCAAAAGAAGCCAAAGTTCGAGGCGGACAAAAGGGTATAAAGGTCATAACAAAAGAACACCGCATACAAAACGGAAAAAGAAAGGCCGCAAATACAACTACAGAAATGTACTCCTCCATGGGTAAAAAAGGAGGAATAAAAGGTGGAAAAATAGGTGGGAAAATTGGAGGTAAAATAATAGGAAACAGAATTCATACGTGTCCTATTTGTGGATTTACAGGTAAAGGATCAGGCATGTTTAGGTGGCATTTCGATAATTGTAAAAATAAAGTATGAGCATTCTTTCTGATGATGAGTTTGACCAGGAATGTGACTACTGCGGACTAACTTTCAATTGCAAGTGCAAGGAGAGTGATTTCGTCAGTACGGCTCCCAAGGAATTCGGTGGATGGGAGACCTACTGTCTATTCAATGCACTGAAACTCCATTTCTCCACCGACTCCTACGATTTCTTCAAGTACAACGGAAAGACCAAGAACAAGCAAGATTCTTTCCTGAACTCCCGCCACAAATATTTCTTCTACAAACTCTCTCGCAAGTATACCACTGCGGAAGATGCCAAGAATTTCTTCGTTTCCAATTTCATCATCAACGATAAGCTATGGGTAGGTGACCTACTCAATGACGATGCTGCGTCTAATTACAATGCATGGCAAAAGAGAGTCCAATCGCTGACCTATGGATTCTCCAACGATTTGGACTATATGTTGACGCAATGGAGACCTGTAGATTGGCTGAAAGTTCCGTATGGAACCTTTCCTGTATTGCTGTCTGAATTGATGGGTGGTAGAATCAGTATTGAAACCGTAGTGATACTGAACGACCTCATGGATTTCCTCCCCATGTGGAAACGGAAGGTAGATGATGACATTATCTTTCCTGATTGGTATAGAAGGATCAGGAAGTATACTCCTTTCGTGAACTATGATAAAATGAAGTTCAAGGAAATTGTAAAAACGAAGGTGAGGGAAAATGATAGATAATCAAAAGTATCCTAATGGCTCGATCTACCTCAGTGGGGGAATGCAGTTCGCCAAGAACATGGGCACAGGTTGGCGCGCAGAGATTTCTCCTCAACTGAAGGAGATGGGTTACTACCCTATCGATATCGCAGCATTGGATATCGCCTACGCTAAGGCTCACGGAGAACTCTATCACTATGACTCTAAGACCGACCACCTTCAATTCAAGTCGAATCTTCGCGTACACTTCATCGAAACTGATATCAATCTTCTGAAGTTCGACACTGATGCCCTCATCATCTACTACGATGAATCTGTGCGCCGAGGTGCCGGAACGACCTCAGAGGTTCACGAAGCGTTCATGATGGACATGCCGGTGTTCATGGTGAACTCGTATGGTGACCTGAAGGAAGTCCCTGGCTGGATGCAGGCGGAGACCACCAAGATTTTCAATACCTTCGAAGAACTACATTGCTACCTCAACAACCTGCAATTCTACTATCCTGGTATTCTCAAGCGAGACAAGTATGGTAATCGCAGGTCGGGTAACCACTACCTTTGCTCCATGTGCGGTGAAGTGGAAGAAAAGCACAAGACTCATTATGTGTCGAAGGTGAGTCCTATGCTATGCAAGAGGTGTGTGGATATCGTGAAGGAAACACACGAATCCCGCCTCAATCGTTATGAATTCTTCAAGACTCAACTGGGAGACTAATATGCCTTATATTTCACAAGACCTTCGGGATTCCCTTCTTCCAGAAATTACGAAACTCGCTCAGGCGATTCGTGACAAGAATATGCATTCGGGTCGGGAAGGCCAAATGAACTATGCTATCTCGGAACTAATCAACCAAGTTTACAATCCCCTTACTATGCGGTATTCCGACATGAACGATGTGGTCGGTATGTTAGAATGTTGCAAGAGGGAATTTCAACGATGTGTGGTCGATAATTACGAAGCTAGAAAGTCGGCAGAAAATGGTAGAGTTTATCCTACCGAACCAACTACCGTAAAAAACATCGCATATAGGTCCTAACGGAGCCTAAATAAATCTATATTATGAATACCGTGGATAATCCGTAATACAACGACAATACGATACAAAGGAGTAATAATATGTCTGCATTTCAAAACCTCAAGAAGTCCTCAAGTCTCGAAAAACTCACCAAGGCAGTCGAAGCACTCAATCAAGGCGAAGGTCAATCCAAGGAAGAAAATTTCTGGAAGCCTGAAGTTGATAAGGCTGGTAACGGTTATGCTGTAATCCGTTTCCTTCCTGCTCCCGAAGTTGATGGTGATGACGCCCTTCCGTGGGTCAAGATGTTCTCGCATGGTTTCCAAGGCCCAGGCGGATGGTACATCGAAAACTCACTGACCACCCTTAATAAGAACGACCCAGTTTCGGAGTACAACAGCACTCTTTGGAATTCTGGTGTCGAAGCTAACAAGGAAATCGCACGTAAGCAAAAGCGCAAGCTGTCCTACATTGCCAACGTGTATATCGTGGAAGATCCTAAGCACCCAGAAAACAATGGCAAGGTGTTCCTGTTCAAGTTCGGAAAGAAGATTTTCGAAAAGATCACCAGCGCCATGAATCCTGAGTTTGAAGATGAAACGCCTATCAACCCATTCGATATGTGGACTGGTGCGAACTTCAAGCTGAAGATTCGTAAGGTTGAAGGATATCCGAACTACGATAAGAGTGAATTCGCTGATGCAGGTCCCCTGCTTGCCGATGACGCTAAGATGGAAAAGATTTGGAAGTCCGAATATCCTCTGAAGGATCTGGTCACAGAAAAGAACTTCAAGTCCTACGATGCCCTCAAGGCTCGTCTTGACAAGGTTCTTGGTCTGAATGGTGATGGCACGCAACGTCCACAGACAACCGTGGAACAAGCCAAGCAGGGTAAGCTACCTACTGCCAAGCCTGCGGTATCTGATGCTGATATCGTTGGTACTTCTGATGATGATGAAGACCTCAAGTTCTTTGACAGGCTGGCTAACGACGAGTAATCAATGTCGTTGGACCACTAAGGATGACGTGAAAGTGTCGTTATCCAACTAAAAAGCCCTCTTGCGAGGGCTTTTTTTATTATTGCTGGGTCAGTGGATATACTGCGTCGAATCGGTTGATACGGTCTTGGATTCCATTCAGACCTCCATTCACCAATTTCGTTACGGTATTGATATCATTGTTATCCGCAGCAAGATTGATTGAACGGGATGCCCAGAACCATCCGGCGGACTCTACAGCACCATCGGGTGTTTGTAGATATGCAATCGCATCAGCAAGTGACATGCCAATGGCATTGGCGAAGCGGACATAGTTGTCGTGACCCGTAAGCTGGATCAATCCACGGCCATGATACAACCATCCATCGCCCGAAGCCTCATCACCATTACCCATACGATTAGCATAGGCACGATTGGCAATCTTCATGGGTTGGTGGGCATACAGTGGTGCTGTCGTGGCATCAAACAGGGTTGGCCATGTGCGGATAAGTCCTGCTGCATCATAGTTCAGATTCTCTTCGGTCGTATAGAAACCTCCAGACTCATGAGCAATCTGAGCAAGGAAATGCGATTTGCGGAGTGGCGTATTGATTCCGTATTTCGTGCATAGCTTGTTCAGACCAGGCAGATACTTGTTGAGCATGGAAACAGGAGTGGTTCCAAAGGTTGCGGCCTGCATCATAGGCAATGTAAAGCAAATATCGGTTGAACTTGATAGGAAGTCGGTCGTATTTGCGGCGGGTTGTGGTGTATCTGATACCATAGCATTCTCCGGTTTTGTCGCATCAGTTGGTGGCAATATCGCCGCAGGAACAGCCGGCTTTGGATACTTGACGGGCTTGATTTTTTCTGGTGTTGGTGTGACTTCAGGTGGATTATTATATCCATTAGGACTTTCAATGCCGGCGGCAGTGGCACCAGGTGATCCGCCTCCTGATAGATCCAGAGGATCGATCATAACTATAGCGCCATCTAAAGAAACAATTCCTGTGGCGAGAACATCAAATGTACTTCCTGCTTGAGCATGGAAAGAACCTTGTGTCACCTGCTCAATGTTGCCACCAACATCAAAGTTCACATCTTGAGCCGTCTTGATATTTAGATTCTTTCCGACGGTCAGATTCATATTACCACCCACCTTCCAATCTACATCACCATCAATCTCAATGACTGCGGCACCCTTGATGCGGATGTGGGCAACGTTATCGCATGTAAGAACGACTTTGCCCTGCACATAAACGAAATCGGAACCGTGTACGATAGTGTAGTTGTCTTTGACCACCTTATCCAATTTTGTTCCAGAATTGTAGTATTCTGTGGTGGTGCCTGTCCTATGAGCGAACATGATTCGCTCATTACCTGGCGTATCATCTACCTGAATTACGTGTCCGGACTCCGACTCGAAGGTCGAGTTGAATGGATATAGAGTGTTATATCCTGTGACCGGTTCTTTCCATGTTGAACCGTTGACCGAATCTACCTGCACCCAATTCTTCAACCGAAAGTCAATGACCGTGTTTGCTGTGCTTTCGTTGATAGCCAATTGACTGGTGGTAGGAACGTCAATGTCGCGGGGATATGGGGTTCGATTCTCCGTCTTGACCAGGACTCCATCGGTGCCCGTAAGCAAACGAGACACCGGCTTAACTGGAGCGTTGTCCAATTGTTCCTTGACACGTAAATCATTGAAGCCCTTCGACTGATTCGCTGCCTGGCTTGGTATACCTGGTAGTACGCCGAGATATACCGGCATCTGGGCAGACTCATCATCCGCAAAGAATCCAACGATCATTTCACCTTCTTGTGGCGCACTGAAGGTCTTGGATGCGTTGGGAGGAATTACTGGCTGGGCCCAAGGAAGGTCCGCGGAAGGTATCTGTGTCAGATCGTCGGAGTGGTAACCATAGATACGGATCTGGCAGCGACCGAGGAATAGAGGATCGTTGCGATTCTCCACCACGCCATACCACCAAACAAATCCTGATTTTCCTATATGGTTCTTCTGATACATTATGAATTCCTCATTGTCTTCCAAGCAGGCAGAGTATTATCAAAACTCTGCATTGCTGTGGGAGAACTCTCTTTAGAAATCTCAAGCAGTGACACAAACTTGTTTTCTTGGTTGATCTGGTGTCTCAGGGCAGTGACCAAGAAACTTCCACTATAGTATCTATCATCATTCCGACCAGTGTCTCGGGATTCCATTTCGGGATACGTGAAAATGATTACATCACCTACCTTGATAGTTGGGTCGCCAGGAATGGAGATACGTATCCTGTGAGTGTTCATCTGCGCAATCTGTGACGTTCTGTATGGAATGAATGTCTCTACGTTGATATCTTTGATTGATGGCTGATGATTTAGTATATATGGGTCCCTGTTTTGACCTGTGTTGGTCGTGACGACCTTATAGACTGCCTCGGGTGTTTGATTCGCTGTGTCACCGAAACGATTCTTCGCATTGCTAAGGATGCCATACTTGTTTAGGGACGAACTCTTTGGTAGATACTTCGCATAATCGAAATTCGTTATTGTGGATTTGCGAAGGATCGGATCAATGGACAAAAGTTGATTGGCAAATGTTCCATTCATAATCGATTCGATCATATCAAAATTGTTGATGTGTTCATAAGACAAAACATTGACAAGATCCGCGGCAAGGTCCTTGACACGGGCATCTGTTGGATCATTCAGATTCTTGGGACGATATTGATATGAACGAACAGCATTCTGTTGAACCAAGGATTGCAGGGATTGAAAATTGAATCCTGCCTTGTTCTCGAAGAAGAGATATGGTGATCCTGTGGTCTTAGGAGAGGACGAGATAGCATAGGTGGACAACCAACTCATGGCTTCCAGAGGCTTCATGTTCGGAATGATAAACTCATACATGCCTCTGGTTGTTTCAATGTTGTTGATCTTCTTTGGATCAACCTTCAGTATGTTAGCAAGAATATCATTGACGATGGAACCAATACTGCTTCCAACATATGATCTGCTTATCTTGTATTGCTCGGACAGGACCACTTCTTCTGAACAGAAATGCAGTGTATACATTTCATTCTGGTCTTGCAACATTCTTCGGTTGTCTACTTTATAGACACGGAATGTTCTTTTGATTGTGTCGGTATCACTGGGCTTGCCGAAAGACAATATCAGAAATTCATTTCCTGATATATTGTAGTTGTTGATGATCGAGCCGGCATCGGAGATAACAACTGAGCCAGACACATAGGAAGCATAAAGGTCCTCAAACAGATTCAGTTCAAGAACGATAGGCTTGATATCCAATGGTTGTCCTAGTGCCGTGACTATGCGACAATCCAATAAGACAAAATCCTGTGGATACAAAATACCTTTTTGTTCAGCCATTATTTCTTCTCAGTTGTAACCATCATCAATGCCGCATACAGGGCACCAGGACTAAGGTCTGTTTCAGGGAGACCGGACATTCTTGCGCAGAATTCGGAACAAATTTCACCTGGATGCTGCATCTTGGGCAACTTTGCACCAAGGCGGTGCATGGAGAAATCCCGTAGTCCTGCGTATACTGCGGTCACATAACTATATCTCTGAATCTCGATGCGACTCAAGGCATCGGATGCAATGTCATTCCAAGGCTTCAGACCTTTCACTACGGTCATCGGCTTGTCTGAATAGTGGCTCATGTTGATGATACGGCGCTTGGTGCCTCCTTGTGCCTCAACCGCCATCAACCTACGCTGACCAGCAATCTCAACCCAGAATGCAATATTCACATGCGTAAACGGAGAACTCGTCACAATGCGAATCGTGCTTTCGATGGGGTGTTTGATTGATAGAAACCCATGGAAAAATACAATGTCTCCATCTTCAATGATACTGCGGGCTTGTTCGTAGGTCAGTTTTTCCATTATTGACCCATCAGAGTAATCAACTCGTTCATGATTTGGTCCACATACGAACTATTCAGCAAGAAGATAGTTCTTTTCGATTCATTCAGATTCACTTCATAGTCATAGTAAGACAAGGTTGATTTGTCAATCTTGACTGTGTTCAATGCAGTGGTGATTGTCTGAGATACGATGGTGTTATAGGTGTTCGCGTCAACGGAATAGGTTCGAACGGTGGTGTTGCCCGAGGCTGCATCGGTGCTACTGATGACCTTCTGGTATGCTTGGATATTGGATTGTGCCCAGGCGGTGCCTGTCTGACCTGCCATCGTATTGGCCATAGGAAGATACTTATTCTCCACATAATCAGCGAAGATTTGGTAAGGCATTGGCCAATCGAAGAATGGATCCTGAATATCGTTTGTCAACAGGATAATCCAATGCTTTTCGGGATCACCATAATACTTGTCTGCAATGATTTCTGGCGTATCACTTTCTTGGATACTGTATTGATAGTATACAAGGGAGTTATTCTTTAGTGAATTCAACTCTTCAACCCTGGCGATGATGTTGGTGACAATCTGCGCAGAATTGTTTTGTGAGGAAATCAGTTTTGGGAAATAGTTGAAGTATCTTGACATATCAATATCCTTGATCGATACGTTGACGTGTGATCTGTTCGACTTCCTTAAACTGGAGTGTCAACATGATTTGTGTTGGAACACCGTCATAGAAAGTAGACCATACACCATTCTGAGCGTAGTTCACATCTATATTGGTGATGATGCAAGTTGAAATCTTGTGGATATTGGTATTCTCTTCAGCACCGTTGGGGCCATTGTGAATGAATTGAATATCAAATTCAGATGGCATGATCCAGTAACGACTTTGCGTTGATAATTCTGGTGATGCATGGAACTTGAAAGTCTTGATAATGTCAAGGCAATTCTGTGCTTCCTGAGGACTCTTTGGTGACATGAAGAACACGAATTGAAATTCACGGAAGCCGATGCCTCGGAAAAGGACTTCAAGTTGCGGGTTGGAAGCATGTCCACTGGCATACATCAAGAAGTCGCCGGCATTGTTTCCTGTCAGACCAACGGTAGAACCTATCTTACCAGCAAGTTCAGCATAAAAAGGATCTGTGGCTACGCTATTCAACGCACCTTTAATGGAACCTGTATCCACATTGGTCAATGACTTCATGGCCTGGGCACCGAAACCTAGATTTCCGAGTGCCTCGGTAAGACTGCTGCTTTGCCAATCAAAGTTGTATGTTGCCACGACCTGTGAATCTGGCATATACATGGAAATTGCCTGTGTGATTCTCTTGGTATTGCGACCAACAACCGCCTGCTGAATGCTGTTGACAGTATTCTTGGCAGTGTTCAATGTCTCACCGAAAGGAACACCTGTGAAGTTTCCAGAAACCAATTGCTGTCCTGGACGAACTTGCTGGCCTTGTTGTGCCGAACTTTTCTGGTTTACAATGACCCATTTGTTCTTCTTCAGATACTCAGATGAGTTATTCACATTGATATAGAAATTTACATAGTGACCTCGACCATCTGAAGCTAGGTCGATAGGGTAGGTCCTGCTGGTGAAATCATACTTGTCTGAATTGTACAGTTTCGCCAAGGGTCCTTTTGGACTTGCGCTGGATGTTGGCTTGGTTCCTGTGGGCTGAACGCTGATTGCTGGCATTGGAGACCTTTGATAAATACAGTGGATTGATATTATGGACTATTTATATGGCGTACTCAGGACGATTCCGACCACGAAATCCACAAAAGTATATTGGAGACCACCAGAAAATCTTTTGGAGGTCCACGTGGGAACTAAGAGTAATGCGATTCTTTGATGAAAACCCTGACATTCTCGCCTGGGGTTCAGAGGAACTGGTTATTCCGTATATATCGCCTGTGGACGGAAGGCAGCATCGCTACTTCCCAGACATGATTATCAAAGTCATGAAGGATGGTATTCCGAGAACCTATGTGGTCGAAATCAAGCCGGAGAACCAGACGGTTGAGCCGAAAGTAAGAAAACGGGTCACTAAACGCTACATTTCTGAGGTCACCACATACGGAATCAATCAGGCAAAATGGGCGGCAGCCACAGAATACTGTAAGGACAGAGGTTGGGAGTTCAAAATCATCACGGAAAAGGATCTGGGTATCAGATAAATACCACATGGCATCCAAACTTACAACATTAGCACAGCAAAGAGGTCAACTCGGATATCAACGATTCTCCGCTGATTCTGTTCGTTGGTTGAGCCGAAAGACAGATGAACTTCGTGGTGGTGCCAGAATGGCGAATTCGATTGCTAAAGAAGGCAATCGGGCACAGGGAGGAATGGTCGGAAAACTCTACTTTTTCTACTACGATCCGAAGCTGGCGAACAAGTTACCGTACTATGATACCTTCCCGCTGGTAATCATCCTCGAAAAGTATACGGATGGTTTCCTAGGTTTGAACCTTCATTACCTACCTGTCATGTTGAGAGCGTCTTTCATGGATATGCTGATGGACTATGCGGAGGATTCGCCTAGGAACGACCAGGAACGACTCCGCGTGACATACAACATACTGAAGAACACTCGGAGTCTGAAGGCTTTCAAGCCCTGTATCAAGAGGTATCTGGTAACTAACATGGGTAGCAGGCCCCTCTTGGTAACTCCAGATGAGTGGGAGGTAGCCTGTTTCCTTCCAGTGGAGCAGTTTAGGAAGAAGCCGGCTACTGTGGTACAAGAAGAGTCGGTCAGAAAGATCACATAGGAACAATAATGCCAGAAATCTACGAATTCATCAGTAGTTTCACCAACGATATCAGCCGCACCAACAGATTCAATGTGCAGTTGAATATTCCGTTTACGATTGCAACCCTCGCAGGTATTGGCGACAGGACGATGACCCTTCGTTGCGAATCGGCGGAGTTTCCAGGTAAGACCCTCAACACCCACGACCAGCGGATCTATGGTCCTATCGAACGCTATCCAAACCAAGTTCAATTCCAGGACGTTACTCTGACATTCATTGTCGGCTCGGACATGAAAGAGAAGTCACTGTTTGATATCTGGTTCGAGAAGATCAGTCCCACACGCAACTGGGACATGGAATACAAGATCGATGAATCAGGAAGAAAAACATACACAGCAGATATCGTTATCAACCAGTATGACGTATCAGACCAATTGGTATATGCAGTAAGGCTGGTCGATGCATTTCCTCACTCAATGAATCAGTTGGATTTGAATTGGAGTGACGATAACCACCACAGACTGACAATCACATTCGCATATTTCTATTGGGAAGTCCTGACAGATACAACACCATTCAAGGTATTGACAACACAATCAGACCTTTCGAACCAGATAAGTAATCCAATAAAGGGTGGAAATCCAAACCAAGAATTGCAGAGTTCGCTATTGCAAAATGGTGGACCACAAACCCGAGTTCAACTACCTAATGTTCCTTATGGAGTAACATCAATCGCTAGATTCTAATGAGGTGAATAATCATGGCATTGCCAAAAATTGAATTTCCGACTTATGTTTTGACTCTTCCTCTTTCGAAGAAGGAAGTTACGTTTAGACCGTTCTTGGTGAAAGAACAGAAATTGCTGATGATGGCAATGGAATCAGGAGACAAGGATTCCATGGAACGTGCAGTAAAGCAAATTCTGAATAACTGCACATTGAGCGATTTGGATATCAACAAGATTCCTTTAGTTGATGTGGAGTTTTTCTTTTTGAATATTCGCGCAAGGTCTGTTGGTGAAATCGTAGACTTGAAGTATCGCTGCGAAAACCTGGTTGAAGGCAACAAGTGTGGTCACATGATGGAACACAAAGTTGATTTACTGGATATCAAAGTGGATGGACTAGACAAATATAATGATATTGTAAAGGTTACTGATAAGATTGGAATCAAGTTCAACTATCCAGAGTTCTCTATCATTGAGAAGCTGAATAGTGTGGAATCGGCATCCGATGTGGCTTTTGAGTTGGTCGCTGGATGTGTTGATTATGTCTTTGACGATGACCAAATGTATTATGCGAAAGAAACAACGAAAGAAGAAATGATGGCATTCTTACAATCTCTGAGTGCCGAGTCATTTGAAAAGATTGATACATACTTTGATTCTCTGCCTTCTTTGAAGAAGGTTCTGAATATCAGGTGTGGGAAGTGCGGATTCGACCATAGTATTACGGTACAAGGCTTAGATGGTTTTTTCGCATAACGTTCTCTAACGATACGCTTGCAAATCTTTACAGAACGAACTTCAATCTATTGCAGCACCATAAGTGGTCCTTGACGGAGATAGAGAATATGGTTCCGTGGGAAAGGGATATTTACGTATCTCTTTTGATAAAGTATATCGAAGAAGAGAACGAAAAGCTAAGGCAACAACAGCAAGCCAAGAAGAATAGGAAAAAATAAATGGCAAGCGCACTAATCAAGACCTTTCAAGGCGAAAACTATATCTTTGACCCCGCAGTGAGTCAGTGGTTCCCTATGGACAGAAAGGGTGACCCAAAGCCTGTCAAGAAGGAAGTTGCGGATGCCTTGGATGCAAAATTTGGTGTTCAGAGTTCGGTTGAACGTCCTCTTCCTGAAGCTGCTCAGAAACTACAGACCCTTGCTGGAAAGAAGAAAGCTAAGCCCAGTGTAATGCCTGAAGCCGAAGGCGGATTGGCCGCAGCAGAAAGAACAGGAAAGAAATCATTCGGTGATATCGCTGCACAGAGGATGATGGAAGGAAAAGGACTTGGCGGCGCTATCGGTGCTGAAATTGCAGAACGATTCCAAGCCCGCAAGCAGAGATTCAAGTCTCTTCCATTGCGTATGGCGAAATCTCTTCCACTAGGCAACCTCCTTGCCACATCGCTAGGCAAGGCATTCGGATATGCCCCTGAAGATATTGCTCATGTCACAGGAATGAAGGCTTCTGCTCGCAAAGCAAGACAAGACACCAACTCCCTGGTTCCTCCTTCACCTACAGACCTTACTGCTACTCCTATGGGACCAAACAAGGAGACGGCTGTTGATGTTTTGGAGAAGATTTACAAGTTGATTCATGACAAGTTCGAAGAAGATAAACGCCTGAGGGAAATCGCAAGTCAGTTCAACAAAGACGAACGCGGCGTTCCTATGATGCATAAGGTCGGAGGAGAAACTATTCCTGCGGCAACAGGCAATGAAAGGGGTGGCGGAGGACTCGCCGGACTATTGCCTATGTTAGCCAACCTTCTCCCTGGCGGTGGTATGTTAGGTAAAGGTATCGGTCTGATTAGTAGATTAGGAAAAGGCATACTAAAATACGGCAGCAAGGCTCTCAAGTTCATGGGTCGTATCGGTGCGAAGGCTCTTGGTTTATTTGGAGTAGGAGCCGGGGCCGCCGCGGCCGCGAAGGCTGCTAGGGGTGCCCCTGAGGCATTGGTTCAAGGTGCAAAAACAGGAAGCACGGTGGCCGAATCTGCTACGGCAGTAGAAGAGGGTTCCAAGATGGCTAAGGTTGCGAACACGGCAACCAAGGTATCTAGAGTCGCAGGTGCCGGTGGTAAGATGTTGAAGGGTCTAGGAAAACTACTTGGTTTCATGAAGTCTATCCCTGGTATCGGTCTGATTGCTGGTGGTGTGGATGCAATTATGAGAATCCAGGATATCATGGCGCGTGCAGAAGCAGGCGAACAAATGGATATGAAGAAAGAAATCGTCAAGGCTCTTGGAGGAGTTTTGGCATCAGGTGCCCTCCCTATCATTGGTGGACTATTGGGCTCGGCTGTGTTTCCAGGAGTCGGAACGATTGTAGGAAGCCTCGGTGGTGTAGCAGCATCATTGCTGGGTGGCGATAAGATTGGTGAGTGGGGCGCAGAAAAAATGTATGACTTCTTCATGAATGATAAGAAGTCTACAGAGGCCGTGCCTATTCCTGGAGTATCAAGGGTTCCAGGGACACCAACAGCATCCCCTGTGCAAAACCAAAAGACCAGTAGATTCGGCACAATGCCCAAAGCAACACCGGCGGCTCCTGTTCCTGCACCAACGACAAACAGACTAAACGCGGCTCAGGATTCTCATGTAGCAATGACGTTGCCTGTGGCAGGAGGTATGCAGTCTCCTCCAATCGTAGTGAACAAGACTACGATGGCACCACCGGCACCAAGCCGAGGTGGTTCAGGCGGATCGGTTGGAGTGAGAAATGACGATTCGACCCTACAAAGACTTCAGTATGGACTCATCCGAACGGTATAAAACACACTATAAATAGAAGATATGGCAAACACACAAAGAACATATTCAGACATGGACTTGAGGTTCAATCCTCATCCTGTCAAGCACGATCTGGTTCTCTCTGTTGGAGACCTGGCGGTGATTCGTGCGGTCCGTAATCTGATACTTACGAACCACTACGAGCGTCCATTTCAACCCAACGTTGGGTCCAATGTGCAGAAAATGTTGTTTGAGCCTATTTCTCCACTGACAGCGAACTATCTGCAAAGGGAAATACAAGATACGATCAAGAACTTTGAGCCGCGTGTGACACTTGATTCGGTCGTGGTGCAAGTAAACCCCGACCAAAACAGTTATACAGCAACGTTGACATTTTATATTGTCAATCAACCGGACCCCGTAACAATAAACTTTCTTCTTGAGAGACTCCGCTAATGGCTTCAGCAAACTCTTCGCTCCAACTTACTGAACTGGACTTTGACCAGATCAAGCAGAACTTCCTGGCGTATCTGAAAGGATTGCCAGGTAATCCCTATCAGGACTATAACTTTGAGGGTTCTGCACTGAACATTCTGGTTGATTTGCTGGCTTACAACACCCACTACAATGCCTTCTATCTGAATATGGTCGGCAATGAAATGTTTCTGGACACCGCATCACAGAGAGATTCTGTGGTGTCTCATGCAAAACTCCTGAACTATACGCCGAAGTCTGCTGTGTGTCCTACGGCTTTCGTTGATATCACGGTGCGTGGAGTCACAACATCATCATTGACCCTGCAAAAGGGAACAACCCTCCAATCAGAACCTATCGACAACGTAAACTATCCTTTCGTGGTTGTCAATGACTCAACGGTTTCTACAGTAAACACGGTGGCCACATTCACCAATATTGAAATCAAGCAGGGTGAGTTTATCACAATGAACTTCACTGCTGATACACTGAACAATCCAGATTCCATCTTTACGATTCCAGATACGAACATCGATACATCAACATTGTCCGTGGTGGTCCAAACAACCAGTTCATCCAATGTACAAACGGTGTTTACAGCAGCATCGTCGGTCCTGGCACTGACAGGAACTTCCAATGTGTATTTCCTTCAAGAAGGTCCTAATGGGCAATACCAGATTTACTTCGGTGATGGTGTTCTGGGTTCTGCTCTGACAGATGGAAACTATATCACTATCAGCTATCTGTCGACCAGTGGAACAGCGGCGGCAGGAGCAAACAACTTCGTCGTTCAGAATCCAATCTCCGGTTTCTCGAATATCACAGTAACTCCTCTAGTGCAAGCTGACGCTGGTTCGGCTGCTGAAACAATCGACTCTATCAAGTTCACGGCACCCAAGGCATACTCTGCTCAAGGTCGTGCGGTTACGAAGGATGACTATATCACGCTCATCCAACAAAACACACTGGGATACTCGTTTGATGCAGTAAATGTGTGGGGCGGAGAAGAAAACAATCCTCCTGTGTATGGACAGGTATTCATTTCACTGAAGCCTGCCGGTGCCTATACCCTCACAGACACACAGAAACAACGCCTGATTACCGATGTTATCAAGCCAATCTCGGTTCTTACAGTGGTTCCTACCCTTTTGGATCCTGATTACACTTACATCAAGATTGGTGCGAATGTTCTGTATGATTCAACCAAGACGATTCTCACGGCACCACAGCTACAGACAGCCATCGCAAATTCGATCAACAACTTTGCTCTGTCTACACTGAACACATTCAACTCCACCTTCTCAGCTACAGACCTGAACAATGCGGTGAAGTATACGGATCCATCAATCGTGGCAAATGAGGCGGAAATCCAGTTGCAAAAGAAGTTCTATCCTAGCCTCACTGTGCCAGCTACATACACATTCGATTATGGTGTTCCTCTGCAAAGAGGTATGCTGACAAGCGGAATCAACAGTTCTCCTGCGATTCAATATCGCGATCCAACGAATCTGTCGAACATCATTGATGGTATCTACATCGAAGAAGTCCCTGTAACAACAGGCGGTGTGGCATCTATCTCGGTTCTGAATCCAGGATTCGGATACTCTGTTCCACCTACAGTGACTATCCTGGGTGATGGAACAGGAGCCACTGCGGTCGCTGTTCTGAATGCTGCGGGTAACATCAAGTCAATCACAGTGACGAACCCAGGAACAGGATATACCAGTGCTATCGCTACGGTTACGAATGCACCTAGCGATTCTACGGGACGCCTTGGTGCTCTCAATGTGACACTGGAAGGACAGTTCGGAACACTGCGCATGTTCTATAACAACAGTAAGAATGTCAAGACCATCTTCCTGGAAAATGTAGGAACGGTTGACTATGTAAATGGTATCGTCACACTGAAATCATTTGCTCCTTATGGTGTTGACAATGACCTGGGACAACTGGCTATCACAGTGAACCCACAGTCAACGATTATTTCTTCAACATATAACAAGATCATCACGGTGGATCCTTTCGATCCTACTGCGGTGACTGTGAGTGTAACAGCAAAATCGCGTAAGTAACTATGGGAAACAAAATGGACTCGTTGATGGTTGGAGTGATTCTGAACCTTGGAGTGGGTGCTATCTATCTGGGCGTTGCCGTTGCGCACGCAATAGGGCATAAGTGGGGATGGTCGCTGGCATATTTCTCGTATGCCATCGCTAATGTAGGACTATCAATGGCAATGCTAGGAAAATAAATGGTAACGGCTGCAACTTCTCTGCTCATTCCTTCACAACTCCCACAATTCATCAGGGACAATCCGGACTATTCCAAGTTCGTTGCTTTCGTTCAGGCATACTATGAGTGGATGGAAACAACGGGTGGAATGACGGCGCAGGCGAAGAACATCCTGAACTATGATGACATTGACAAAACAACCACTGACTTCATCAACTATTACATCAACGATTTCCTTCCCTACTTTCCTGAAGATGCGCTGGTCTCCAAGGCTCGCGTAGTCAAGTTGGCGAGACAGCTATATCAATCAAAGGGAACGCCGGCATCATATCAGTTCCTCTTCCGTGTTCTATACAACTCTGATGCTGAAATCTTCTATACGAGAGACAATGTTCTTCGCGCATCTGATGGTATTTGGTTCATCACCAAGTCTGTCAAGCTATCAACGATTGATCCGAAGTGGTTGTCGATCAACAACTATAGACTGTTTGGTGAAACCACCAAGACTATTGCTACGATTGAAAACTCGGTTCTGGCAGGAAACAAGACCGAGGTTTTCGTTTCAAACATTGAACGTCTATTCCAGTCAGGTGAGTTTGTTCGTGTCGTAGACAATAACAATCAAGATGTTCTGTTTGGCGGAAATGTTCTTCGTGCCAAGATTGTGGGTCAGATTTCACAGATCACAATCAATCCAAATCATCGAGGTCTTCTATATCAACCAGGAAATCCCGTAGTTGTGTATGGTGGTCTGAATAGTCCTACGGGCGTTGGTGCGAAGGCTGTAGTTGGAACTACCACATCAGGATCCATTCAGCGTATCACGGTTCTGAATGGTGGTTTTGGATATCGTCCAAATCCAAATACGATTATCAATATTCAGAATGCTCCTACGGCTCTTGCCATTGTCGGTTCTGTTGATACGAATCCTGTGAAGGACGCGAATGTAAGCCTGATCCCACAGGACACAATCAGTTTCAAGAAGAATGTGTTGATTGGAAATACGAACTACAACTTTTCTAACATTGCGGTTTCCAATGCAAACACAACACTTCTGAATGCCCTCTCGTTCCTTTCCTTCACCACATATCCAATCTCATCGGTTATCGTGGAAAATGGTGGCGGTGGAATCACGAAAGTTCCTGTGGTCTCCGCGGAGTCTGTATATCCCACGGACGCATTTACCAATGCTGATCTGGAGACACTGGGTATCCTGGCTCCCATACAGATCATCAATGCTGGCACAGGATACGCTGCTAATGACAAGATCAACTTCGTAGGTGGCACGGGATACGGTGTGTCGGCTAATGTGGTAACCGTGGATGCTAACGGAGCCATTCTGACCACGGCATATGTCAATACAAATGACGGTCGCTACTTCCCTCTTGGTGGTATGGGATACACACCAACTGGTCTTCCTACGCTGACAGTATCTTCAGCCAATGGTGCCAATGCGGTTCTGACAGTCACAAATATTCTAGGAACAGGAGCAACCTTTACTCCTATCGTCGACCGTATCGGTGCTATTACAAGCATTACCCTGACGAACAACGGCGAGGATTACATTGCGACACCGAATGTTTCGTTGGTGGTTCAGGATATCGCGGTGTCTAATGTGTCTCTGCTGCTAATCCCTGATAACCAAGACACGATGTTCCAGGGTGCGAACATCAACACAAACTCATTCCAGGCATCAGTAGACTCGATTACCTTACTGTCTCCTGATGTGAACCCAGCAAACTCAGTGTATAGTCTCCGTGTATACAACTACACAGGAACACTGAATCCTGCCCTACCTTTGGTGGCTAACGGTCGTAATATCCACCTGAATGTGGTTCCAAACTATGTGGGTGGTTACTCTGCGAACGGTTCTATCGTGTATGGCGACGGAACCGCTCAGGCTACGGCATCGTTCAAGAACGGTCTGGTTATTGGACAGGGAACCTATCTGACCACACAAGGTCAACTAAGTTCATTCAGTGTTCTGGAAAGTGAAGATTACAACAACTTCACCTATCGTTTGACCGTGGAAAAGGAAATCGCGAAATACCGTGATATCTTATTGAATCTGCTTCATCCAACAGGAACCAAGGTCATCGGTGTGTTTGCCATGAAGTCACAGAGCGATGTTGATTTGGCTATCCAGAACGCTCTGAACTCTGGTCTTCCGTTGCCTTACTATACAGGTGCCAATGCATCTACGGTCACAATGACGACCGACTTCACGAATAAGAGTAACAACATCATCGTCTTTGGAAATCTGTCGGGTGCCAATATCGCAGGATTCTTGAATGTCAACACTTCTGTGGTGGCAGCCACGGCGGATGTTAGCGGATACAAGATTCGTGGAACCGTTGTTTCCATAGACACAGCTAATAATACGGCTACGCTGAGAAGCAATACTTGGCTGACCTATGGAAATGTCGCAAATATTACGGCAAATGCAGGTTCCAACACGATAAATATCAAGTCCTTGACAGGAACATACAATATCATCAACATGGGAGTCTATTCGGACCCTACGCATCCTCTCAAGGATATCGTATTTGTTGGTGACTCTGTGTTGATTGCTAACAACACACAGCAAAAAGTAACACAGATTGACTATACTAACGGTGTGATTACCGTTGCGAATAACTGGGGTTCGAATGCGAACTCTACGATGGCAGTAGCACGAAACTTCGTGGCTACAGGAGGAAATGTGGTCATTTACGGTCCTGTGGGAGTGCAGTATTTCCCAAGTCTCACCACAGAAGCGGGTGAAGCTCTGTTGACGGAGAGTGGAAGTTTCATCCTACTAGACTAGGCGTTGATATGGAATACTATGTTTATGCTTATATGAGAAAAGACGGAACTCCTTATTATATTGGTAAAGGTAAGGGAAACAGGGCTTGGAGAAAAGACAAGAACGAAATCTTAGTGCCAAAAGATAAGGGACGTATACTCATATTGGAAAGTAAACTAACAGAAATCGGCGCCCTGGCTATTGAACGCCGCATGATTAGATGGTATGGCCGCAAGGATATTGACACAGGAATACTCAGAAATCTAACTGATGGTGGTGACGGCGTTTCAGGATTGAGACACACGGATGCGGTTAGAGAAATACTACGTAAAGTCAACTTAGGTAACAAAAACTGTGTCGGAAGGATGGTTTCAAAGGAAACTGGAAGAAAAATATCCGAGGCTAATAAAGGAATACCAAGACCCAACTACAATGGTGGAAAACCAAGGAAGAAAAGGTCTGATACGGGATATGATGCTATCTCCAAGGATTGGATTGTAATGAGTCCGGAGGGTCAGATAAGTAGGGTAAAGAACTTGAGAAAGTTGTGTAGAGAATATAATATCAGTCAAGGTGTTATGAGTAAAGTAGCAAAGGGTCAAAGAAGACATTACAAAGGATGGCAATGTAGATATGAAGGTGATGATACTCCCTTCTTACAGAAACCATACAAGAGAAAATAAAGGAGAGCCAAAATTTCCAGCGTCAAGATATCAGAACTCCCAGAAATCACACAAATCAACTCTAACACAGCGAACACGCTGGTTGCCGCAGTTGATATTCCATCCAACACCACCGGCAAGATGACGATGACGGTGTTGGCGGCTGGACTGTTCTCTAACAACAACCTGGTGGTCGGAAATAACCAGATCATTCTTCCACATACTATCGCGCAGTTTGGTGGTTCGGTGAACGACCAGTTACAAGTAAACTTCCAGAACTTCAGCATGGGCACGTTGGCTTCGGCAGACATTATCCTGACCGCGAACAACGGCACTCCTGGTGGTATGGGATTCCTTGACCTTGGTATCGCTGGTCCTAATCACAACGACCCAAACCAAACGGTTGAAACACCATACGATGGATATCTGACGGTTACTCCTCCAATGACAGAAACAGGAAACCTGATTCTCGGAACCTATGCGACTGGAGGAAATATTGTATTCGTTATTCAAGGTGCCAACACAGTAAACACCTTTGCAGTATTCAATAACGACTATGCTCTGTTCCACGAAGATATTGTTCTTGGTCACTCTCTCGACACAAACACTGCTGCGACCTTGACTTTTGCTGATGGCACAGTGCAAACAACCGCTGCTGCTTCAGCGAACTACGCAAACGCAGCCTTCGCTCTCGCCAACTCGGCAAATGCTTATGCCTATGCATCCAACACCTGGTTGCAAGCTAACGACGCATCCACACTGACTACTGCCAAGGCATTCACCACCACAGCCAATACATTCCTGCAAGCCAACGACTCGACCACCCTTGCGGCTGCTATTGCTACGGCTCAGGCTTACACCAACACAGCCAATACGTATATTCAAGGCATCGACACTGCACAGAACACCAGCATTACAGTGATTCAAGGTGTAGATAATGCACAGAATACCTCTATCACGAATATTCAAGGTGTGGACGTAGCGCAAAACAACTCTATCACCATCATCCAGGGTGTAGATGTTACTCAGAATACAAACATTTCTAACCTTACTTCGTGGCTCGCGTCAAACGTGTCGTTCTTCCAGGGCATTGAGAATACTCAGAACACATCGATCACAACGATTCAGGGTGTGGATGCTGCACAGAACACCAGTATCACTGTAATCCAAGGCGTGGACGTAACTCAGAACGCATCGATCACGGCATCCTTTGCTCAAGCCAATGCAGCATTCTCGCAGGTGAATGTGGTATTTGGTGTTGCGAATACGAATGCTAACAACGTTTCTAACGTGACTTCGTGGCTATCATCTAATGTTTCGTTTTTCCAGGGCATTGAGAATACTCAGAACACCAATATTACAGCAGTTACGACAAATACTACATCAGCATTTATACAGGCTAATGCGGCATTTACAAAAGCCAACAATGCTCTAGCCAATACATCAGGCACAATCTTTGGTGGAGATTTGATAGTCACAGGAAATCTGACCTCAAACGTTGGTGTGGTAAATCCCCCTGTGGTCTTTGCTGGTTCACAAACAGCAATCACGCTCGACTTTACGCAATCAGCACTGCAAGGCTGCAACATTGCTGCCAACATGGTTGTTACACCTTCAAACCTGATTGCAGGAAAAACAGTCAAGCTATGGGTCACCAATACATCAACAGGCGGTGGTTCTAACCACACAATCACTCACGGACTCTCAGCATTGAGGTCTACTGTAGGTGCAACAACTGTAACACTGGTGGGTGGACAAACAGCATTGTTGGAATATTCAGCATTTGATACTACGGTTGCAAACTGTCGCGTTGCAATCACTTACCAATAATAGGATGATATAATGCCAACGGCAACCCAAACGCAAAATTTACTTACATTCGGTGAACAGTTGTCTCTGGTTCAACAGGAATACTTTTCTCCTGTGGCAGTGGCAATGTCGGAACCAACGATTCCCCTTCGTTTGCCATATTGTTTTCTGGCTACGGTCGACCCATGGCCAGTTGATACATCGCCTCCTGCTCCTACACAAGACACATATTCTCTGAAAAAGCTATGGAAAAACATCTTCGCGGTCAAGAAGATCACCACAAACGATATCAATCCTGTCATTGAACGTGTGGACTGGGCAGCAAACACAGTATTCTTTGCGTATGATGACCATGTGGATATGTTTCAGAGGAACCCAGACGGTTCTCTAATCAACCACTTCTATGTCAAGAACAAGTATGACCAGGTATTCAAGTGTCTGAGCAATAACAAAGGCGCTCTTTCTACATCAGAACCGTTCTTTGAACCTGGCACATACTCAACGAACAATATCTATCAAGGTCCTGATGGTTACAAATGGAAATACTCGTTTACGATTGATGCGGGTCGTAAGATCAAGTTCATGGATACCAACTGGCTTCCAGTGTCACCGTCGGATGCCTTCCCTGACCCACTAAATCAACCTGCCGGTATCGGAAGCATTGACGTAATCAACGTGGTGAACGGTGGTTCTGGATATGACCCAACGAACTCAGTTATCTCCATCGTTGTTACTGGTGATGGAACAGGTGTGGTTGCTTCCCCTGTCATCGCCAACGGAGTCATCACGGATATCATCGTGACGAACCCAGGCACAAACTTTACGTATGCCAATGCTTCGGTTGTTTCGTCTACAGGTTCAGGAGCCGTTCTGAAGGCACCTGTGTCTCCTGTGGGTGGTCACGGATTCGATCCTGCACTGGAACTTGGTTGTTTCAACGCCATGTATTCGGTGGAGTTTACTGATGGTGAAGGTGGTGTGGTTCCTACGGACGTGACTTATCACCAAGTAGGTCTTCTTGTGAATCCGACAGACAAGCTGAACGAACCGAATCCGGCCAACGGAGCAATCTACAAGACCTCAACCGACCTTACAGTATCATCGGGCTTTGGAGCCTTCGTGTCGGGTGAAACGATTTACCAAGGAGCCTCACTAAATACCGCTACCTTTATGGCGACGGTGTTGGATTTCAATCTCGCAACCAATGTGCTGAGCCTCATAAATATCACTGGACAACCAACAACAAACGCACTGGTGTTCGGAAATACATCAGGAACAGCGAGAACCATATTGACTATCAGCACGCCATCATTCAATCTGTTCTCTGGTTATATCACATTCGTTGAAAACCGACCAGGAGTCCAGAGAAGTGCTAGTGGTATTGAACAGTTCCGCTTTGTCCTTCAATTCTGATTAGGATACTAACATGGCATTAGATTTCAGTTCTAGCCCATATTTTGATGACTTTGACCCTACGAAGAACTTCTATCGTATCCTCTACAAGCCGGGTTTCGCTGTTCAGGCTCGCGAGTTGACCCAAGGTCAGACGATTCTTCAGGACCAAATCACCAAGTTCGCAGATAACATCTTCAAGCAGAACTCACCTGTTACTGGTGGTCAAGTCACGACCAACCTAAACTGCTTCTATGTCAAGTTGAATACAGTATATAACGGTTCTCCTATCAATGTTCAGACATTCCTGGGTCGCCTTGTCACAGATTCTACCGGAACCATCGTAGCCCGCGTCATCGCCGTGGATGCTGGTGCCACTGGTGGAGACCCTCCTACCTTCATCCTGTCCTACCAATCAGGAACACACTTCACCGACAACCAGGTCATCTATGATGTGCTTTCGAACGCTGCGGTTCAGGCTGTTCCTAGTGCCTCTACTGGCGCCAGTTCTGTAGTTTCTATCGCCCAAGGTGTGTTCTACATCGCGTCCAACTACACTCGCGCAGACGGTATCAATATCTCCAACGGAACATTCGTTCAGGTCAACCCACAGACAGCCATTCTTTCCAAGTATACCAATGTTCCTAGTGCCCGTGTTGGTCTGAATATCACAGAAACGATTCAAGACTACATCGGAGACCCGTCCCTGCTTGATCCAGCTATCGGTGCGTCGAACTATCAGGCGCCTGGTGCTGACAGATATCAGATTATCCTTACGCTGGAAAGCCGTCCATTGTCTCTTGGTGACGATGATGGTTTCGTTGAACTGGTCCGTATCGAGAACGGCATCATTACCAAGATGGTGGACGGTTCGGTGTACGGTGTCATCGATGACTACTTCGCCAAGAGAACCTTCGAAACGAACGGCGATTACATCGTCAACGATTTCAGCATCACCCCATCATCAAATACCACATCTACACTATACGATCTGAATATCGGTAGCGGTATCGCGTATGTTCATGGTTACCGCGCTGAGAACCAGTCTACTCTGAAGCTAACGAATACTCGCTCACGCAACACAGTAGCACAGAATAACAACCCAGTATTTACCGACTACGGTAACTATTTCTTCGTGAACTCAGCGAATGGTGTGTTCGACGTGACCACGGGTATGCCAGTGGATCTTCACACGGTTGCTAACGGTTCGGTCGTTTCTACGAATACGACGACCTACGCATCGACACTGGCTGGTTCTGGATACATCCGCGGACTGGTGTTCGACCACTATGGTTCGAATGCTAACACGGCATCATATGTGTATAAGGCATACGTATATGATATTACGACGAATACGTTGGGATCGAACGCGGCATCGGGAACGGCAAACACAATCACTTTCTATGATACAAACGGAACATTCTCGGGTGTCGCCAACGCATATTATGGCGTAACACTAACGATCACTTCGGGAACTTCTGCTGGTGACGTTCGTAGGATTGTAAGTTATGCTTCTCATGTTGCGACGGTGGATACGCCGTTCTCGTTCACACCAGATACCACATCGCAGTTCGTTCTCCACTTCGGCACGAAGGATGTTGAAACAATCGCTAACACGGCTAGCGGAACGACGAACTTGGCTGCATGGGCTAACATCGACAACGAAGGTAAGGTCGGCGGTGTCCCAACAGGTGATGCGATCTATGAAAACTCATCGGCACCTGAACTCGTATTCCAGATCGGTCAACCATATATAAGCACACTGGGTGGTGGTTTCTATAACTCCACTGAAGTTTTCCGTAACAAGGCGTTCTCGGGCGGTTCTCTGTCGGTCACGCTGCCTGTTTCTCTACAGGGTGTGGTTAGCTTCGAAGGCGGAACAGGAACACTGTCTGCTGATTCAGTAAAGCAGAACTACACGATCATCTGCGTAAGCACAGGTGACGTGGCGAACAACGGAAATCCTGGTTCAATCATGGATTGGAGTACGTCAGGAAATACAATCGCTATCTCCGGAACACACTCTGAAATCCTGACATTGACCTCAACGAAATATAAGGCTCCTCTGACAGTCACAGTCATCGCCAAGATGAATGTTCTGAATGCTGATAACAACCAGCACATTCTGAAACTCAAGACGCTGGTATCAGGAAACACAGCAGTCATCGCCAACACAGGTCCTGACGGTATCATTGCATCGAATACCTATGTTGACTTGACGAATGGACAAGTGTATATCAAGAATGCTGCTATCGTCGGTGTTGGTGTTCACCAATCACTATATGTTTCTGATGTGAAGGATATCGTCCAGATTATTGATACGAAGTCTTCTTCGGCTGGTCCTACGCTTGCTATGCTTTCGGATCCAACCTATGATGTGACTTCGAACTACACATTCAACAATGGTCAGAAGGACTCACATTACGACCACGCATTCTTGACGTTGAACCCTGGTGCGCCTGTGCCACAAGGTAATCTGTTGGTGATTTTCGACTTCTATAAGCATACGGGTGGTGATGGTTATTTCTCACTTATGTCGTATGTCAACGAACTATACACACAGATTCCTACCTTCACAAGTTCGGGTGGTAACTTCTATCAACTGCGCGATTGTATCGACTTCAGACCTACCCGTGTAAATGGAACGGCGACATTCGCATTCGATTACTCAGCAAGTCCATCAACGAACGATACGGGAACGTATCTTCCACAGGACCTGACGAACTTTACAAGTAACTATGCTTACTATCTGGCTCGCAAGGACTTGCTGGTTCTGAATAAGGATAAGAACTTCTTGGTCGTTCAGGGTAATCCATCGGTCAATCCAGCCTTCCCTGCGGCACCAGATGGTTCTCTGATTCTTGCCAAGCTAAGTCACGATCCATATACAGCATTCATTCCTTCTGAAGCACCTAAGGGTGTGGTTCCTAACCTTAGCGTGGAAAAGGTTCAGCATCGTCGTTGGACAATGAGTGACATTTCGGATCTTCAGACACGCATCAATAACATTGAATACTACACCAGTCTGAATACGCTGGAACAGAACACGCAGGGACTTCAAGTTCCTGATGCGAATGGTCTAAACCGATTCAAGAATGGTATTCTTGTTGATGACTTCAGTTCATATGGAACGGCTGATACTTCGAACCCAGACTTCTCAGTGGCAATCGACAGACTGAACCGCACAATGTCGGCAGCACAGACGGTTTCGAACTATCCTCTACATTCCGTGGCTGTAGTTAGCACGATGAACCGTTCGGCAACTTCTCCATCGACCTTGGGATTCCAGATAAATACGGTGAACAAGGCAACGAACTATTTCACGCTGCCATATACAACAGCGAATGTGGTGGTTCAGCAGTTGGCTTCGAATACGGTTTCGGTGAACCCATTCTCGAACCCAGTGTTCCAAGGCATCGTTGAACTGAATCCTCCAATGGATAACTGGGTTGATAACTCGAAGGCTCCTGATACGGTCATTACTGATCCTAACCTACAAGTTCAACAAACAGCAAACAACAGTCTGTCTGTTCTGAATGTAGGAAACTGGCAGTCGGTTCCAGGAACTCAGCCTATTGTCAAGCCTATCACTGCCGCAGCCCTAATCAATACGGTTGCTGGTCTGGCAGGAGTTGGTGGTGGTCAGACTACACGAAATGTATCTATCAAGTTGTTCTAATCGTAAAGGTGTAATGATATGTCATTGTCCTCTGTTCCTAGTGTAAACCAACAACTCGGCTCATCATACAGCCAGTCGAACGGTTTCATCACCGACATTTCTATTCAACCGTATATCCGGGCGCAACAGTTGGTCATTCGTGCCAAGGGTATGAAGGTGAATACACCAGTTTCGACCTGGTTCGATGGTGTCAATGTTGACAAGTATATGTCATCGCCTAACGTACTGGAACTTCAGAATGTGAAGGGAACTTTCAAGGAAGATGACGTTCTGGTTTACTATAACAACGAGGCTTCTGCGTATCAGGCGTTTGCCACTGTCGTATCGGTCTACAACTATCCAGGAACCAGTAATACCAGACTTTATATCGCATCAGATTTCCACACAGGTCTTACAAACACGACAACCAACTCGGTTGTTTCCAATGCTCTATTCAACTCTAGCGGAAACTATGTGTCGAATACGGCGATGGGTCAACTTACGACCACTGGCACCCAGGCGGTGCACCTTTCTGGTGGTATCTCGTCTGTCGGTGGTTCATTCACTGACGTATCATCCAACACAGTAAGTCTGTATCGCCAGAGCAATGGTAACTACTGTGCTTATCTGAACGGTCACGGCGTATGGAATACTCCTGTGGCTGCTCCTGGCTCGAACTTCATTTCAACGTGGAGCGTATATTTCCCATATACAGGCACCTATGAGATTTTCGGTTCTTGCGACAATGATGGTTATTTCTATATTGATGGTGTCCAAGTTCTCCATGCTCCAACATATGGCTCTGCGGCAACAGCGAATATCACAGTCACACAAGGAACACACACGGTCAAATGTGCAGGATACAACTTCGGTGGACCTGGCTCTGTTGCATGTACGATTACAGGACCAGGAAATCCTGTTGGTGGTCCAATCTATTTCGACCTGTGCAATCCTCCTGCTACATTCCCAACCGCAGCCGGAACAGACTATGCGATGCCAGGCGGCGGAAACTACTTCAATGGAGCTACTGTCGTCGGTCTATCGGCTCTCGCATCAAGTGTTGATAACTATTACAACGGCGCCAAGATCAATATCACATCGACCAGAGTCACGCAGGACAACAAGGGTAATGTCGGAAAGATCACGAAGACATTCACTGCAAATGTGGTGAGCTATGTGGGTTCAACTCGTCTTGCTACGCTGGATGCTCCTGTTGATGTGTCTATCGGATTCAACAGCAAGACCAACTCAACAGTCACATCGTCATATAGTCTGACAGGAACAACCACCAGCTATCTTCTTGCTGTCAAGAATGGCTCTGGACTGCCTTCACTGTCCACAAACGAAAACGGTATCTTTACCGCAATCTTCAACCTACCCGACTCAACCTTCAAGACAGGCGACCGCGTGTTCCGTGTGGACAATCGCCTTGTTCCTACGGACGGTGGTGCATCGGCTACGACATGGGCAGAGGCTACATTTACGGCATCTTCTCTGGTGAGCAAGACAAGCGGAAGCGATTTCTCTCCTTCTGTTTCGGCTGCCAAGAATACCTTCACGGCTACAGCAAAGCAATCGAACCTTATCAATACACTGAATGTTCAGAACCCATTCGATCCTATCGCGCAGACCTTCATGATCGATGCGAAGAACTATCCTAATGGATGTTTCCTTGCCTCACTGAAGTTATTCTTCGCCAGCAAGCCAACATCATCGATGGCTCCAATCACACTGTCTATCGTTCATACACTGAATGGATATCCTGATGGTGATACACTGGATAACTCGGTAGTCACAATGACTCCTGACCAAGTGAATGTTTCGGCAACACCTCACTATCTGGATCCAACATCGGCCACACTATTCACATTCCCTGCTCCTGTATACATCCAGCCAGGTGTTCTGTATGCATTCATGCTGCACTCACAGTCGGCTGACTACGAACTATATGCGGCTGCTCAGAATGCTACGGCTATCTCTTCATCTGTCAAGAATCTTCCTTCAGATCCTACACCAACGGCTATCACGAAGATTGGAACGGCTCCTTACATTGGTGCTCTGTTCGAATCACAGAACTCGATCACTTGGACAGCCAACCAAGCCGAATCTCTGATGTTCGTTCTGGATCGCTGCGTGTTCGATACGACCAAGACGCCGAAGATTGCTTTCACGATTCCATATGGTCTCCCAACCCGCAAGTTGGGTAACCAGGACTTGGCAGCATTCTATGATCCAACACTGGTCAGTGCGGCTGTCTCGCAGGTCACAGGAGCAAACAAAGAATCGGATGCATACAATATCTCTACGACCGACTTCTCTCCATCAGGAACAAGTCTTTCATATACATTCCTAGCCACACTGCAATCGACCGGTCTTCCTGACGTAGAGTTGCCTGTTGTTCCTGGTCGCTACGGTTCGCCAACATATGACAATATCTATCTAGCAGATGGCAAGGGTCCACGTCAACTTACAGCGAACAGCAGTAACTCGTTCGTTCTGTATGCAACACTGGGTTCAACAGATAACACAATGTCGCCGGTTCTTGCTGATGATGGTATGTCTCTATACAATCTGGACTGGATCATCAACAATCTGAGCCTGTCTAACAATGTAATCACACTGGTCAACGGTGGAACAGGATACGATTCTACAAATTCCAATACGACGGTTGCTATCTCGGCTCCTGACCTTGTTGGTGGAACCCAGGCATACGCCACGGCAAACGTGGCAAACGGTGTTGTTCAGTCAGTTTCAATCACAACTGGTGGTTCTGGATATCTGAAGGCACCAACGATCACGATTTCAGATGCTAATACGGTGCCAGGTTCTGGTGCCAATGTGGTGGCGGTGTCGGAGTTCTCGGCATCTGGTGGTAATGCTCTCTGCCGATATCTGACGAAAAAGGTGACGCTGGCTCCAGGAAACGACTCACAGGACCTTCGCGTGTTCTTCACAGCATATCGTCCTTCGGGAACGAACATCTATGTGTTCTACAAGTTGAAGGCGGGTAATGATACACAACCGTTTGAAACCAATCAATGGCAACTGATGACATTGGTGAATGGCACCAACGGCTACTCAACAGATCGCACCAATCTCCTTGAGTTTGAAGCGGCACCTGGTGTAAATGGTGTGGCAAATAACAATGTGTCATACACAAACAGTCAAGGAACGATCTTCAATAACTTCAACCAGTTTGCTCTCAAAATTGTTATGACGACCGCAGATAACACTATGGTCCCAGTTCTAACAAATATGCGCGCACTGGCACTACCTTCGGGCACAGGAATCTAATATGAACAACTTCGTAAAGGTAGAGGGAACCCCCTTCGTCCGTGATATCAAATCAATGGGTCTATCTAATGTAGATCCTGTTGCCAAAGAAGAATACTTGGCGAAGCAAAGAGTTCTGAAGATGCAAAAAGACGATCTAAATAAGGTGCGGGATGAGGTTGCTTCTATCAGAGGCGATGTGGTTACTATCAAAGCCCTTCTCCAGCAACTACTAGCACAAAAGGCGGCTGAATAATGTCCAACACCGTAACGATTCTTTCCTATGCGAACACATTTGGTGACCAGATGGTCACTATCAATGCGCTCGCCAAGGAAAACAACGATATCGCAGCAAACAACTACATCAAGCCAACCGGCACACTGTATCTGAATGACCCAACACTGGGTCTGTCGGTTGCTAACAATGCCACGGTTGCTGGTCAACTGTCGGTCGCCGGTGTCGGTTCATCTGTCTATGTTCAGAACAACATGCAAGTGGACAAGCAAGTCTACTTCACGAACACTGCACTCAGTCTTACTGCATCAGGTCAAATCAATGTTGGCGGCGTCATTCTTGCACTCGCAAGCGGAACTGGTCTGAATGTATCTAACAATACAATCGTTGGCGGTAATGTGACGATTGGTGGTAATGAAACGATCAGTGGTAATGTCACTGTAAGCGGAAATACGACGGTTATCGGTAACACATATGCTGGCGGTAACTCAACGGTAGTTGGTAATGCTACGGCAAACAATGTTGTCGTATCATACAATATCAGCGGCAATACAATCAATATTCTTCAGAACTCGTGGGTCGGAAATCTGGTTTCCAATGGAACTGCCACGATCACTACGGCACTCACGGCAGGTTCGTTTGTGTCCAACACGGGCGTACTGTCTGTCACGGTCACAGCAAACAATGTCCAAGCCAATGCGGCAATGAACACCACAACGCTGAGTGTCACAGGAACAGCATTCGCTGGAACGATGCAAGCAAACTCAGTGGTCAACACGGCTACTCTGAGTGTCACAGGAAACACATTCACCAATAACCTGACAGCCAACAACAATGTCACGGTGAATGGAACTATGACCAGCACCAATGAGGTAGTAAATACCTCGTTCGATGCATCGCTGGCAACCACATTCAAGGCTAACAACATCACCGCGAACTCGGCGGTCATCAGCGGCGCCCTGACGGTTGGTGGAAACTTCCAGATCAACGGAACTACGGTATACAACAGCAATGCATTCACAATCTCAGCAAACACAGGCGTTCCTATCACCAGCACAATCAATGTGTATCGTGGAGGTGGTGCTAATGCCAACGCTACGATTCGCTGGTATGAGGCTGGCGGTTACTGGGATATTCTGGATATGGGTTCGGCTAGCTACTCCAAGATTCTGTTGGCTCTGAACCTATCATCTTCACTTACATCGACCAGCACAGCCAATGCAGCTACATCAAGTGCAGCGAACACACTGAACACACTGATTGCCACGGCAAATACCTTCTTGCAAGGTAATGACTCTACCACATTGACTTCGGCTAAGTCTTATACCGATACAGCCAACACTTTCTTGCAGGCTAACGACTCTACTACTTTGGCATCGGCTAAGACTTATACAGACACGGCGAATACATTCATCGGTGGTGTTGATGCTACACAGAATACGAATATCACGACTGTAACGAATAATGCGGCTGCTGCTTTTCTTCAAGCAAACTCAGCATTCACTACTGCCAACAATGCTCTTCCTTCTTCAGGTAATGTGAAACAGACAGGTAATGTTATCGTAGTAGGCACGGTGACGGCTAATGCAGGCTTCTATGTTGCAGGAACACAGATTGTAAACAACTCTGGTGCCTGGGTTGGTCCTAATAGTGGACTGGTGGGTGCTACTGG